AATGTATGACTCTCTCCATCTATCTCACAATACACATACGGCACTTTTAACCATAAACATTTGAACTTTTCATCCATACTAAACACACTTTTAAACCATTCATCCAACCAAAAATACAACAAATTATTTTGTAAAAAGGTGATAACATTTATACTAAAAATAATTGTTTATTTGAAAATATATTCTACCTATTTCTTTCTTTACAAAAAATCTCAAAAGTTTTTTCAGGTTTTCAAAAAAGGACATTTATTTTTGTCCATTTTTGAATATGGGACCTAGACTTTCATAAAAAACGAATTTGTGACTGACTCGATTTTTTAAGGGATGGAGATGTTTAAATCCAAAAAATAATGTTACGATTATTTTTTAAAAATACAAAAAAAATATTTAGAGACAATAATACACATTTATAATAATGATACAAAATGATACAAAAAAAACATCAAAAAACATCAAAAATTATGTTTGTGAAAAGTGTGACTTTATATGCGTTAAGGTTGGAGATTGGAAGCGTCATTTATCCACACGCAAACATACAAATGATACACAAATGATACAAAATGATACAAAAAAAACATCAAAAAAACTCATTTTACATCAAACACCAAATGTTGTCATAAATCCGCCTCAAGAAATAAATGTGGAGTTTCAGTGTCACAATTGTAATAAAATGTATAAACACAAGCAAAATCTTTCAAGACATTATAAAAGTTGTAAGGCATTAACAACAGAAAAAAAAGTGGTTAATGAAACCGTGGTTGTCAAACATGAAATATCAACCGATCTTATTTTAGAAATACTGAAAGAAAATAAAGAGATGAAACATTTATTAGTAGAACAAAATAAAACTATTATTGAATTGTCGACAGAACAAAAGGAACAAAATAAAACCATTATTGAATTATCTAAGAATAACCAGATTGTAAACAGCAATAATATTGTAAATAGTAATAATAAGGTATTTAATCTTCAACTCTTTTTAAATGATACATGTAAAGACGCAATGAATATTAAGGATTTTGTAAATTCAATAAAAATACAATTATCCGATTTAGAAAATGTAGGACAGGTTGGATTTGTTAATGGGATAACTAAAATAATAGTTAAAAATCTAAAATCTTTAAAACAGGAAAATAGACCTGTTCATTGCACCGATGAAAAAAGAAAAACCATTTATGTGAAGGACGCAAATAAATGGGAAAAAGAAGATGAAACCCATATGAAGGTTCGAAACGCGATAAAATACATAGCAAAAAATAATTATATGATGATAAAAGAATTCAAACATAAGTATCCATGCTGCGTAAATAGTGATTCAACATATAATAATAGGTATCTCCAACTAATGAATGAAGCGTTGGGGGGTTCTGGGAACGAAGATTCAGATAATGAACATAAAATAATAAATAATATAACAAAGGAAATCTTAATTACAAAATAAATTAGCATCATTAAACACCATTCATAGTTTCTCGTGTTTTTAGTGCTTGTTTTATATTTCTATAAATATATATATAAGGTGTATGTATTTTTTCTATTTTGCTTCTGCACATCGCACAATTCATGGCTGTGTCTAATGATAAAGACACGATATATTTTTCAGTACACACCCCACAAAATGAGTGCCCACAATTATATGTTGCCATAAGATTTAATGGTGTGTGTTCATAACAAATGTTACAATCTATATATGTCTCTATTTCTTTTAATATTGAATAAAACACTTGAGTTGTTTGGTTGTTTGGATTCATAAATGTATCAAATACAAGCTGATACATATTTTGAATAGAGTTTTCTTCTTGTGAATTTATAAACCGCATAATTTGACTTTGAATATCCGTTTCTTGCGAATTAATAAAATTACGCACTTGGACATTTAACTCACAATTAAAGTTATTATTTAATTCTTGTCTTTTTCTTTCATGAATTAAGAAATGCGTTGTTAGACGGTCAATATATATTCTGACCCGTCGGTTTGATGTTGATATTAATAAAAGGTTTAATGCTAAAGCTTTTATTAATTTTTTGTTCTGTAATCTTAACCAACCCATATAATTCCATTTTATTTGGTCGGTGTTTTCATAAAAGTTAAATTCAGATGCTTTTAAAAGACATGTTTCTTTAAATTCTGTTATTACAGATGAATCGCACGAGTGTATTGTATGGCCATTTTTTTTACAAAAGGAACATTTACGATTTGATAAGTTATCCATCATTATTTATCCATGAATGGGTTGCCAAATTATAATTCAATTTTTTATTATATAGTGAATGTATATTACTTATTTATGTAAATATGCAGATATATTTGGTATTCCAGTTAAAGGTTCTCATTAGTAGATAATATATAATATAGCAATTGTTTATAATTATGTTATTTTTATGAATAGTATCACATAGATTATTTTGTGTAAAAACAACAATTGATAAAATTGAAGATGCGATTTTACGATGATGTATTATATGTAAAAAAAATTTTTAATTATTTGGATTAGGTCTCAAATTTCTATTGGTGAAGTTTATAAAATAACAATACATATAATAAAACTAAATTATAATGGTTATATACATGTATTAAATCCCAAATTCTGGAATGCTATATATGTCGCAATTTTTAACATATTTTGAAATAATTTTTGGGTTTGTCTTATTCATAATAATGTCCTCTGTTTGGTAGACATTAAATGAATTATCGATATAATATACGATTCCTTTAATATCCTGTGCCCACACCTCGATTTGATGTGTTGTTGGTTTTACTTCACTATTAGTATCAATTAAACCGTGTGGTGTTCCTTTGATATGTGTTCCGCAGAATTCACATCCTTCTTTTTTTCTTCTAGTACATTGTTCATTATTTGAGCGTTTAGCGACACATCTATCATAAAATGGAACTACATTTTTAACGCGTTTTCTCTTTATGAAATCTTCTTTACATAATGTCAGTCTTTCATAATCATATATGTATTGTATTAATTGAAGGGTTTTATCACAATTAATAATGCCAAGTTGTGTTGCCTTGTCTTTAATACTTTCTTTTAATACAGAAGTATATTCCGCAATTTTTTTGTTTAATCGTTTTTCCATCTTTATTACAATTATAATTATAGATACATCTAATTCAATTTTTTATTATATAATTCATTTAACGATTTAAAATAACTTAAATATTATAAATAATGAGTGAAGCGTGTATTTGGAAATCAATTATTACTTTTTTAAAGTTATCAAAGTTAAATCCTAAAAGAGTTAGGGGTATTCATAAAAACCCCAAATTAGTTTTAGGTAGAGAACCGTTACCAAATGAAGATGTATTTTATTACTGGGTTGAATTAGATAATAAAATACATAGTGAATATGGAATTATAGATAGAGACATATGGAATAATAAATATGAAGACTATACTAAAGAAACCGGTAATAAATACGGATTACTTGAAAATGAAATAAATCAATTAAATAAAGAAATTATATTTATGATTACTATGATATATAATGAAAAAGATGTTAATAAAAAGAAAGAATGTATTAAATTATTGGAGCAGATGTGGTGTAATTTGTAAAATCATTTATTTTGAATGATTGAAATGAATGAGTAATTATTTTATATTGATGGATATGATTTTGGAAGAATTAATGAAGATATAATAATAAATATATAGAATGATATATACACACCGTATGTGTTCGTATCAATACCATAAAAATTAAGTATTTGAACTAAACAATAAAAAAATAATAAAGATATACCTATTATTGTTATTATTTTTGATGACATATATTTATATTATTATTACATTATTAAATATTTATCATTTTCTTGAAATGTTTCTCCTAATGTTGTTTTATTTATAAAGTGATAACTTAATGGAACCTGCTGTTCATATGTTTTTAACACCCAATAGGGATAATGTTTATTATGTGTGTCATTACTTAATTTTAATTTGCCTATATAAACACTATCATTATGTTCTGTCCATTTGCCCTCATAATCATTAATATGGGATGATTCATAACATGTTTCAATTGACTTACCCAGATTATCGTTTAATATTATTTTGTTTATTCCTAAAAAAATAGCAAACCGAACAATTCCACCTGTTTTGATATATTTGCCGTATTCATTTTCAGTAATTAATTTATTATCTTTGAATTCGGGTTTATTTGTTAGTGACCAACCGCCTTCTTTAATAGAGTTTTTATAATCTGTAAAATAATAATAGGGACCCATAAAAGCATTTTTAGTTTTTTTTGTAACTCCAAATACATATGTAAAATTCAATTTATGTTCTGGTTGTCCGGAATAAGCAACAACTGGTATTTCATAGTTAACATTATTCTCATCTTTTAAATAAATAAAATCAATATGATTAATAAAAAAATCTGTAACTGAATCGTCTATTTGTAAATTGCATATATGGCGATGATTTATTATTTCATCGACTAAAGCATACCATATTTTTGTTTTTTTATATATGTCATAAAGATTATTTTCACAATTACTCGAATCAAAGAATAAGAATAATTCATTATTTTCATGTAAAAATCCTTTAAATGTTAAATCGTAGTTTATAAGTGAATCAGGATTATCTCCATTAATTATTAGTTGATTACAATTTAATAAACCATATAAAATAGTTTCGGCGTATAATAACGGATTGATAGAATTATTATACTTAAAATTCGGGAAAACAAAAAGGTCATTTTTAGGATCCTTATAAAGTAAATACATTAATAAAGGATATAATTCAGTGGTTATTACACGATACGCGCATATATGAATAACAGTGTCTGGGTCAATATTTAGGTTCGTTGTTGTTTCCAATAAATTTAAAATATTATAATTATAATATTTATTATTTATATTATTCGGTATATTATTCATATATGAATTAAATTCGTGTGTTTCATTTAAATCACTATTATTGTTTGTATTCGTAAATATTGGTGTATTGTTTGTCTTTGAAAGCTCACCTTTATTAAGCTTAATTTTATTTATACTTCCTGGAAACATTATTATCTAATTTATATTTTTTATTTATCCATTTTACGCTTAATTGTTTCTTTTAATTGTTCCTCACGGTTTTCTAATATGTGTTTAGTTAATTCCTCGGCAAGTATTTTATCATTTTTATAATAATCCTGTATAACTTTTAAAAGTGTTTTATTATTTATTGGTTTTTTTATTATATTTTTTTTATAAATAATTTGGCCTCCGTTAATATCAAAACAATCAATTTGATTATTTTTCATAACATTAACCAAATCAGCGGTTAATTTTTTTTTTAAATCATTCCTTTTTTTAATTTCATTCTTTAAATCAACAATTTCAGAGTCGATTTTAATCCATTCTTTAATACTTTTAACTAGTTGCTCTTTAGTATCCATATTATAATTTATACATTTGTTTTTTTATTATTCTTTTTCTACTATATCTTTTTTTATTTCTTTTTTTATTTCTAGTTATTTGTCTTGTTTTTTGATTTCTTTGTTTTTTACCTGCTGTTTGTGATTTATTGCTGGCATCTAATATTTCATCTATATTTCGATAGTTTAAATTATCTAATCGATAATTAAATGCTTCATTTATTTTTTTTTTCTCCGTGTCACTATAACTATTATTTAATTCTGCGTCTTGTTTTTGTCTAAGTTCATTTTTTATAAATTCCATATCATGTGTTAATAATTCTTTTATGGTATTATCATTATAATTAAATAAATCTTTAAAATAACTAATGGATGCGAATGAAATAAATAAATACTCTAGGTCTGATAGTGATAGGCTGTTTAATGTATCTTTTGTTCCATAAAATAAAAATGTCCCGGTTTCGTTATATAATTTAATTAGTGGTTTTTTATAATTATAGTAATAATCCGCGATACGGTCATTTAAAGGTTCAATTATTATTATTTTATTATTTTCATAATTTGTAAATATTAAGTTTAATATTTCTTCGCCTGGTTTATAATTCAACAAATTTATGATTGGGTTTTCATTTTTACATAATAACTCCATAGTAACAATAGATGAATCTTCAGTTAAAGATACTATTGCTATGCCATATATCATGTCAACCAATTCCTCATTAAAATCATTTTCTTCAACTAATTCATCGTAATAATTATTATCAACAATATAATAAATCTCAACTGAACCATTTTTTATTTGGTCATAATTATGAAAAAATCTGCGTGAGTATGTTTTAATGTCAAGTTGTTGTATTCCTTTATTTAAACATAAATAATTACTATTTTGAGGTTTATAAAGTAGACTTTTAAAATAGTTGAATTCATATTCCTTTGAATTATTATTTAACTGTATAATTTTATAATCAGGAGTATATGAAGACATATATATATAATATAATATTTTATTAAATCGCTCAATTAATTTCTAAAATGTGCATATATAGAAACATTTTGACATTTTAATTAATTAAATCATTTGTAAAAAAACTTTATATTTATTATAAGTAATAAACATGTCAATAAACAACTGGGGACCGGCAACATGGGCGTTATTTCATACTTTAGCAGCAAAAATAAATGAGAATGATTATAACATTATTGGTATAGACTTATTTATGATGATAAAAAATATATGTGGTTATTTACCTTGTCCCGAGTGTTCTGAACACGCAAAGAAAAGTTTGGATGCTATAAATTTAGATAAGTTAAAAACAAAAGAGGATTTAATTAATGTATTACATATTTTTCATAATTCTGTAAATAAAAGAAAACAAAAACCGTTATATAGTTTTAGTGAAATGGATAAGTATAAAAACATGAATTTAATTCAGGTATGTAATATGTTTTTGTTAAATTATAAAACACCCGGAAATATGCGATTATTAGCAGAAACATTCCAACGAAAACTTATATTGGAAAAATTTAAAGTATGGATTAGAATCAATTATAAAAGTTTTATGTAATAGTACTGCTAATCAATTCGCCATTTTTATAAACAGAACATTTAAATGTTTGTTTTTTTGACATTGCGCACACCTCTTTATTACTAGACATCTCATTAAAAAACAAGTATGGTTTAAGACCATTTGAACTAATAATAATTAGAATAGTTATACAACTAAGAATAGCACCTGTAAATATATTTAACAACAAATCACCAGATGAAAAGCAATTATACAAATATTTAATTCTAATATCAATTAAAAAATAACTTAATAAACCACATAATATCCAATAATTAATACTTCCATAAATAAACATTGGCATACAAATGTACATTATCGTAAACGCAAACACAAAAGCACTAAATGATGCGTTTCCATTCTTGCTATATTGAATTTTATCGCAAATATAGTTTTTATTAACTGTAGATTCTTTTAAATAACCTATATTATACAATTGTTCTCTAAATACAACAAATGCTAGTAGAATCAGTAAATATAATATACCTTTGAAATTCTGAAATATAAAAGATAATGAAACAATACCAGTAATAAGTATTAATGGAGAGAAAACCGTTAAATATAAAATAATCTGGTATGGTTCAAACATTTTAACTGGGTTATTAAGAACTACACCAATGTCTTGTTGTTTATTCATTATAATAATAATCTATAATATATTTTTGTATCATTCATCAAATATTAATTGGAATATTTCGTATATATTATTTACAGGATGGAATAAAATACCCTTAATTAATTCAGTATTTGAATACTTTTCCATAAATAAATTATAATCCTTTTTATTTTCGTTTGGATAAATAAATTCCTTTATACCCTCACTAATACCCCCTAAAAATTTTAAATCAAGACCACCAATTTCAGTAATATCACCATCCATTGTCATTTCACCTGTAATACCAATATAATTTTTTATTTTTTTAGAATTAAACAAACTATAAATCACAATAGTTATCGCAGATAAAGCACTTGGACCATCTTTAGGTGTGGAGCAATCTGGACAATGAATATGAACACCATGTTCTTTATATTTATATTTTATTTTTTCTTTTATAGTATCGTCGGTTAAATTCCATGCCATAGTAAGTGCGACATTCATGGATTCGCGCATGATAACACCTTGTGACCCGGTTAATTTTAAATCTAAAAAATTTTGACTTGGGAACATTTTTGCTTGAATGGGTAGCGTTCCTCCTTTACCAAGAGAATTTGCCCATAGTCCACTAATTGTGCCTATTTTACTTTCACCGTGAATTTTTTTATGGCGTACTTCAGGTTTATTTTTGAAATAGTTGTTTTTTACATCTTCAATCGTAACATTTATAGGTAAAATTATATTAACAGAACAATTTTTTAGAAAATAAATATTTATTTCACCGATAATTTCAAAAAAGGTTTCTTTTAGTTTTCGAACTCCTGGTTCGCATGTGTATTCTTCAATAATAAATTTAATGACGTCATCATTAAAAATAATAATATCTTCTAATCCCATTTTTTTGTATATTTCAGGTAAAATATATGTTTTGGAAATTGTTATTTTATCTTCCAAAGATAAATTTGTAAATTTAATTCTATGAATTCTATCCAATAAAATTTTGTCTATAGATTCAACATCATTATATGACAATATAAAAAGAACCTTAGATAAATTCAAATCTATCCCTGTAAAATACTTATCCTGAAAACAATCATTTTGGGTTGGGTCCAATAAATGTGTTAAAATGCCAATGATTTCTCTTCCATTTTCTGTTTTACTTATTTTATCTATTTCATCAATAAAAATAATTGGATTCATACATTTCTTATCGATCAAGATCTGAACTATATTACCCCAGGATGACCCAACATAAGTATAATTATGACCTTGAAGCGTACTACCGTTACTATCTCCACCCATTTGTATCATTGAAAATGGCCTGTTTATGCCGTGTTCGTCTTTTAAACAATTAGATATTCCATTTTTCGCAAGGGATGTTTTACCTACACCAGGAGGACCTTCAAATCCAAAACAGTATCCGTGTTGTTCTCCATTAATCCATTGACCAATTATTCGTTCTATTTGTCGTTTTGCCGCTTCATGACCATAAACAGATTTATCAAGTGTGTTTTTAATATCAAATATGTATTCTTTAATTTGGCTTAAATCATTTTTAATTTTTATAATATCATTCATTTTTGGTGGTGGTTCACGAAATAAATTAAATAATACTTTAAATAAAGCAGGTGTTGTATTTTCGACATATTCAATTAAACAGTTGATTATATTTTGTAATTCTTTTTTAGATTTATTTGAACATTTTATTTTATTATATTTTATATTGTTTTTAATTATAAAATCATTTAATATACCTATATTTTGTATTATTTTCGTTTTTTCACAGGATGTTATTATATGTTGTAGTTCATGTTTATTTTCATTTATATTATATTTTGTCGTTAGTTGCTGTTCAATTTGATTAATATATTTGATTATTTCTATATTTGTATACTTTTCTTTTATTTGTATATCCAACTTATAAGTTTTTGATATATCGTAAAAATTACGCCTTATAGTATCCATTAAATATAAAATGGGTTCTTTTTTATAAATATTAAATGGTATTTTTAACAAAGAATCCAAATATTGTCTTGCCTTAGAGCCTGAATCTTCTGATTTTGTTTTTATTTCTTTTAATTTTAGCATCGCCTTTTCTTTTACAACATCACATGTTTTTAATAAACAGATTTGTTGTTCCAAAGGTATTTTATTTATATCAAAATTAGATAACTTATGTGTATATTGTATAGTGGTTTTCATTGCGTTTCTAAAATACTGTTTTAAACTCCACGGGAAATTATTAAATAGAATATTTTGTTCATGTGTATCAATCGTTTCATTAATATCGTTTGAGAGAATATCATATAATAAATAAGCAAGATATTGATTCTCATAATTATCAGATTTTATTAATAATTGAATTAATGTAAGTCTTTTCGTAAACATATCAGAAGATATAAAATCTTTTATGGTTTGTTCAATAGTTTTTTGTTTTAAATGATTCAGCTGACTTAAATAACCAACATATTTGTTATATATATCGGTATAATTATGTATTAAATATTCTTTTAATGTTAGCGAAGAGACAAAATTATTAAATGCAGAACAATTAAATATTTCTTCATTGGGTAAATGTTTTATAATGTCATTTTTTTTTGATGATATAAATTTATTATTTAAAAAATCTAATATGACATCATCCACAAATCCATATATTAATATAGATTTATTATTTGAAGAATTAAACATATATAATTTAATGCCGTGAATTTTTATGTGGAATGATTTAATGTTAATATGTATGTCAAAACACTCAAGATTGCTTGATTTATCGAATACATAATTATCACTTGATGGTTCGGATTTATTATTAATTACTTTATAACTGGTTGGATGAAAATATTTTTTTAGTAATTCGTATTTATTTATGTCAACATCATGCTCACTCATTATTAAACTATTTGTTCCAAAACAAATCCCTAATAAATCATCTAAATTTTCAGTACCATATAATTTTAATACGCTTGATAAATCATTATTTATAGATTGTAACACATTTATGATATCTGTAGTATTATTTACAATTTTTAAATTTACAATTTTATTATTTATATTAGTGAGTATATCCATACAATTGTTGACATCGCTTATAGCCAAAATATCTAGATTTTTATTTTTTTGTATGTATAATGATGTTTTTTGTATAATGTTTTGGAAATATATTATCTTTTTATCTATATTTTTATTTTCAATAGACATTTAATAAATATACATATTAAATTTTAATTTAATATTAAACCCAAACACCTTTAATAACCGATTCTTATATATCTTAATATTTTCACGATATAATGAGTGTAAACAATATTAAATATAAGTATTGATATTAAAATAATGGGAATACCATCGTATTTTTCTTATATAGTAAAAACTCATCATAAAATAATAAAGAATTTGAGTTCCCAAAATTTAAATGTCGACAATTTATATTTAGATTGTAATTCTATTATTTATGATATTATAAATAATATGGATGATTCCACATATGATAATCCTGAATCAAATATAATTATTAAAAATGTTTTATATAAAATTGAAGAGTATATTTCTCTTATTAAACCCAAAAATCATGTTTATATAGCGTTTGATGGTGTAGCACCCGTTGCTAAATTAGAACAACAAAGACAGCGCAGATATAAATCCGTCTTTCAAAAAAAAATGTCTAAAATTATTTTTGAAAATAAAAAACAAAACTCATTTAATACATCATTAATTACTCCAGGAACTATTTTCATGGAAGAATTAAATGAGAGTATAAAATCATATTTTAATTCTCCATCCAAATATAATGTTTGTGAAATTATATTGTCTACCAGTGATGTTGTTGGTGAAGGGGAACATAAGATTTTTGAATTTATTCGCGAGAATGCCATAATTAATAATGATAAATGTAATGTTATTTATGGTTTAGATGCGGACTTGATCATGCTTTCTATAAATCATTTACCTATAGTAAAATATATATATCTTTTTAGAGAAACACCTCATTTTATTCAAAGTATAAATAGTTCTCTTAAACCAGATTGTAATTACTTAATGGATATTCCAGAATTAGCACGAATTATTAGTTTAGATATGAATAACGGATGTGAATTAACCGACGATATACAACAAAACCGAATATATGACTACATATTTTTATGTTTTTTTTTAGGAAATGATTTTATGCCACATTTTCCTAGTTTAAACATTAGAACTGGTGGTATTAATAAATTAATTAGTGCTTATAAATCCACGATTGGAAATACTAAATGTAATTTAACAAATGGTAAAAAAATTTATTGGAAAAATGTAAGGAAACTAATTAATTATTTAGTTCCACTTGAAGAATCATTTATTAAAGATGAATTAGACCAACGAAATAAAAAAGAACTCAAATATTATTCTTTAAATAAACCTGAAGATATATTCAAAAAGTTTGAAGAAATTCCTAGAATTGATAGAGAAGTCGAAAAGTATATTAATCCAAATAAACCTTATTGGGAAGAAAGATACTACAAATCTTTATTTTATATTGACGGTGACAATGAAAGATTAAAACAAATATCTATAAATTTTTTAGAAGGGTTAGAATGGACCATGAAATATTATACTATTGGGTGTGCGGATTGGAGATGGTGTTATAAATATAATTATCCTCCGTTATTAAAAGATTTAATTAAACATATACCTTATTTTGAAACTGAATTTATTGAAAATAAACCGGTATCTTCGGTAAGTCCTCTTATACAATTATGTTATGTGTTACCTGAGCAATCTTTATATTTATTACCAGAACATTTGCGTAATAAATTAATATTAAAATATAAACATTTATATAGTTCTGATTGTAAATTTGTTTGGGCATTTTGTAATTATTTTTGGGAATGCCATGCAGAACTACCCTATATTGATATAAACGAGTTAGAAAAAATAACAACCAATATTGAATGACATATAAAACCGTCGTCATGTAATTGTAAAAAATGTTATATAATGATTGGAAATTATGATAATTTGAGTTATTTTACGGATGATTCGTCATTTATGTATGACATAAATAATGGTATATCAGAACCGTACCCTAGAGAGTTATCTATTGTAAAAAATATTTAGAATTATATCCAAGTTGTAATAACAATTGTGTTGATGTATGAGGTCATATAGGAACTATAAATAATCCACGGTTTATTTGTAAATAATCAAATTTTTAAATATAAATATAGGTAAATGTCAAAAACTATTATCACAAGTTTAGAAAATAGGACCGAATTATTAAATTTATTAAAAGTAAATAAAGGTCTTATAATATTAAAATTTGGGGCTTCATGGTGTAAACCTTGTAAATTAATCGAACATGAAGTACATCATTTTTTTATGAGTTTGCCTGACACTGTTATTTGTGGAGATATTGATATTGATGAAAGTTTCGATGTATACGCTTATCTTAAATCAAAAAGAATGGTAATAGGTATTCCTGCGATTGTTTGCTATAAAAAGGGAAATATTACATATATTCCAGATGATTTGGTTTCTGGCTCTGATAAATCCCAATTACAACAATTTTTTTCAAGATGTATTAATCTTTTACATGAATAAACTATTTAAAAACACCAATTAAAATTAAGAATGAGTAAAAGCATTGGCGTTGCGATTCCTTGTTATGATGGTCATATCGAATTATTAAAAGTATTACTGGATTCAATTAATGAACAAACCAGAATGCCTAATATAGTTGTTGTCAGTTGTTCATCTACTAAACAACTTATTTTAGATAAGTCTTATAATTTTGATTTAAAAATAATTACAACTGAAAAGTTACAAAATGCTGCTGAGAATCGAAATATTGCGTGTAGTTATATAAATACAGATATAATTACATTTATAGATGCGGATGATTCGATGCATCCTCAGCGTACTGAAATAATATTAAATATTTTCGAACAAAATAATGTTGATATTTTATATCACAACGCATTTTTGAATAATGATATATTTAAACCATATGAAACAATTGAAGACATAGATGTTGTGTATGATGAATTAATACAAGGTCATGGATGTATTACGCATACTAATATTAATAGAGGTTTAATTTGTCACGGACCTGTTACCGTAGTTAAAACTATTTATGATCAGGTTAAATTTAGTGAAAATTACGGTCATAATTTATGCGATGATTGTGTTTTTGGGTATAATGTGTTTAATATTCCAAATATAAAATCCGCATATGTAAGTAATCCTCTTATAAAATACATACCTTCACATACTATGGAAATATTTAATGAAATGTATAATAAATGTTAAAATCCAAATAAAAATATAATTTATAATATTAATGGAACAAGATTTAGATATAGAAAATTACAATTTATCTGATATACTTAATTTATTTAAACTTCCAGTAGATTTTAATGACGAACAACTAAAAAACGCAAAAAAAATTGTGTTATTTACACACCCGGACAAATCTGGTTTACCACCCGATTATTTTCGTTTTTATTCAAAAGCATATAAAAAACTATTTTTAATTTGGGAATTTAAAAATAAAAATAGTTCAAAAATAAATAATACAGTTTATTCTGTTGATAAAACCAATCACAACTCTCAATTTGAATTTTCTAATTCAGAGAAAAATATTTTAGATAATAATAAAATAAAACAATCCGACAATTTTAATAAATGGTTTAATGAACAATTTGAAAAATACAATGTAAAAAACGAAGAACATGGATACGGAAACTGGTTAATTTCTAATGAAGATATAGAAGAAAATAAACAAATCCCGCAAAATTTAATTGGAGTTGAAATTGAAAAGAAAAAACAACAATTAAAGTCTCTTATAGTTCATAAAGATATAAATGATATATACGTCAATAACATTAGTTCTTCTAATTTAATAGATGATATTCCGGAATCATATGGTTCTGGATTATTTAGTAAATTACATTATGAGGATTTATATAAAGCTCATACTGAAACAGTTGTTCCTGTAACTATAGAAGATTATAATAATGTAAAAAAGTTTAAGTCTCGTGATGAATACATAAAGTATAGGTCTAGTCAAAACACAACTCCTTTATCTGAATTACAAGCAAAAGAATATTTAAGTAAAAAAAATAAAATACAAGATGAAGAATCCACTTTTTGTGCATATAAGTTGGCAAAACAAAGTGAAGAAGTAGAAAAAAAACAACAGATTTTTTGGGGAGATTTAATGAAAATAACAAATTATTAAATAAAATGTAATGTTATTATATGAAGAAATCAATAACAAAATATATTATACCTATTATTATTATTGTTATAACAAGTGTATTATATAATCGGTATAAAGAAAAGCAAGAACGTCTTGAAAACACATATAGTCATGATAAAATCCAAAATTATTTATTAAATGATGATGACTTTGTAAAGAATAAAAAACCCATTTTATGGATTCATATACCATACGAATATAACTCTAGAGACTGGGAAAGTTTCGGTTCTAGAACTTCTATAAATATAAATCAACCTTATTTATTATTAACTATAAAAAGTATAATTTATAATTGTGACAACTCATTTAAAATTTGTTTAATTGATGATAATACCTTTTTTAAATTAATTCCTGGTTGGAATATTAATATGAGTTCTATTTCAAGTCCTATATTGGATAACATGCGTCAATTAGGTATGATGAAATTAATATACCATTATGGTGGGTTAATATGTCCAATATCTTTTTTATGTATGAAGGATTTAATAGGTATGTACAGTAAAGGCACCATGAATAACAAAATGTTTATTTGTGAAAATAATGATAGAAATATTACATCAACCAATTATCAATTTTATCCAGATATATCATTTTTAGGTGCTCCAAAAGAAAATAATATGATAAAGGAAATAATACAATTTATAGAACATATTATTTCTGTTGATAATACAGCTCAAAGTGTATTTTTAGGTAATATTAGTCGTTTTTGTCAAGAAAATGTACAAAAACAAAAAATTAATTTAATTAATGGTATAGAAATTGGTATAAAAACAGACGACGAAACGCCAATAAAGATTGAGAATTTATTATCCCAGCAATATTTACAATTGTATTCAGAAACATATGGAATTTATATACCATCAAAAGATATTTTAAATAGAAGACATTATGAATGGTTCGCGCGATTATCAGAAAAACAAGTTTTAGAAAGTGATACAATTATAGGTAAGTATTTATTATTGTCAAATGCGCCATCAACCCAAGGTAATATTTTAGAACCATTAAAAGTTAAGACTCCCTTTGTTGGGTTTTGGAAAACACCATTAATATCTTTATATGGATTAAAACCTAATTTTTTGGGAGATAATTTACAAAAAGATAATTACCCTAATTATTAGTGTTTGTATTGTAAAAGATGTAATAAATAATTTCATATTTAGATTTGTCATATTTAATTTCTGTTGAATACTTTATTTTATTAAAATTACATATTTGTCTTAAAATAGTTGTAAAACTATTATAGGTATGTTTTTTGTTTAAATATTTTATTTTTGAGGTGTGATAATATTCTTTGCATGCTTCCAAAAATAGATATATTGTATTATCAAACATACCTTTTTTATAAGAACTATTATTAAATGTGTAACACTTATCATTTTTAATACATAAATTATCGAATAAATTAAAAAGAACCTGATTATCTATTATTTTTTTAAAAATTTGATGTGACATTATATAAATAAACAAACATAGTTATTTATATGAATATTTGTATTAAATTATTTGTAAATAATGCTAGTTCTATTTCGTCTTCATGAATATCATGAAATATTGTTATATACTTACAAATAAAAGGAATAATTTTATACTTTTCATTTTCATTAATTATTGTTGTTGTTTTTATAAATAAAAAATAATTATCTAAGATGTCCATTACTGAGTATCCCTTATCATAAATTTTATACATAATATTAATTGCTTCAATTAAATTTTTATTTTTTATTAGGATTGTATATTCTTCAAACGTGCAGAAACTAATATTAGTACATACATTTATTGCTAATTTAAGTGTTATAGTTTCATTTAATAATTTAAACTTTTCCATATAATTAATAAGTGTTTTTGCTGTATTATTAGAAACATTTAATATAAAATCTTCAGCTTCTGGTGTAATTGAAAGGTTTGTGACATTTTTAATTTTATACAATATCTTATACATATTTTCTCTTTGTAAAGGTTTTATTTTTATTATCATAAATCTAGATTGTAAGCTTTCAATAACTTTTTGAATATTACAACATGATGAAATAAAATGAACGTTATGACTATATTTATCTATACAATTTCTGAATACCTGTTGGCTTTGTTCATTAATTAGGTCAATATCATCCAATACTATAATTTTTTTCTTTTTTTTAATAGACGAGTTTGTTTGGCAAAATGTTTTTACATCATTTCTATAATAATTAATTCCTTGTTCTTTCAAGTTATTTATGTGAAGTATATTATCATTATAATTGTTTGTAGATGAGGAATCTTTATAGTATTCTTTAATAACCGCATTTAATAGAGATGTTTTTCCAGAACCCATATCGCCAATAAATAATATATTAAGATTATCCATATTAATTAAAGTATTTAAAATTGTGATTATATCACTGTCAATTTCAAAATCTTCAAAATAAATAGGTTGAAATTTATGAATAAATAGTTTATTTTCAATTTCCATAATAATATTATTCGTAAATTATTATTTAAGTATATCTCAATAAATATTATTAAAATGGAAGACAATTTTTATAATATTTTAGGAGTAAATGAAAACGCAACTCAGGATGAAATTAAAAAAGCTTATAGGTCACTTTCTTTAAAATATCATCCAGATAGAAATATTGAACAAACCGATGATAAATTTAAAAGAATAGGTCAAGCATATGAAACATTAAGTGATCCTATTCAGCGTGATGATTATAACAAGAGTTTAAATCCTTTGGCAAATATAGTTAACATGCAGTCAATGGATAATTTATTTAATAATCTTTTCGGTATGAATATTGGGGGTATTGGAGGTAATTTATTTTGTAATGGTGAAAGTCCTCAAATTCACATTTTTAGAAATGGTATTCCAATTAATATACAACAAAACTTTCAAAAACCAACACCAATTATTAAAAATATAACAATAAATATGGAACAAGTCTTAAATGGAACAACAATTTCTTTAGAAATTGAAAGATGGATAATTGAAAATTCAATCAAGGTTTTTGAAACCGAAACCGTTTATGTTAATATACCAAAAGGTATTGACGATAACGAAATAATTATTTTAGCAGATAAAGGTAATATATTAAATAATATTTCTAAAGGCGATATCAAAATATTTATTAAGGTAGAAAATAATACTCCATTTGCTCGTGATGGTTTAGATTTATTAATAGATAAACATATTACATTAAAAGAATCCTTATGTGGATTTGATTTTGAATTACTTTTCATTACTGGAAAAGTATATACAATACATAATAACAGCGGAAATATTATTCCATCATATTATAAAAAAATAATACCTAATATGGGGTTATCACGAGATACATATACCGGAAATTTGATTATTAATTTTATTGTTGATTTTCCAGAAAAGATGGACGAACATAAAATCGCAATTTTAAGAGAACTTTTATAAATTGCGTTTATATTTACATTGTGTTAGTGTTTATTTATGAAATTTTACGAGTGGGAATATCTGATGAAACAATATATATTGAATTTTCTGTAATAATAATATATTCAGTAACACTTTTATAAAACTTTATGATACAACTCGTATATTCATCTTCTGATTTTACAAGTAATTTTTCACCTGTATCCTTTATACCAACTAAGGCCTTTTTATCAAGCGAACACGTCCAATAATCCAACATGATTGGTTTATCATCAACCATACTTAGTTTTGCGGCGTGTTTTAATGTAGCATCAGAAGGTAGTCTATAATTCGGTTCAGATTTAACAGTTGAGTTTAATGCGACAGAAGTGTTTACTTGTTCTGACATATATATTATTAGGTTTTTTTAGTCTTTAAATACTTATTATTTAAAATCAATTTTAATTTAAATATAAAATTTATATATTTAAATGAAACCCTCCGTATCTTTAACTAATTTGGAAAATTATAAACATGATATTGAGTATAGCATAACAGATGCCAACACTAAATATATTAACATCATGTTTGAATATTTAACAAATATTACAGAAAACATGAATATAAAAAATACTAATTATTCAAAATTTATAATTATTCGAGGAATAGAAACAATTACTCATACCTTTAAACATATTTTATATTATACTAATAATTTGGATTTGACCTATTTTCACAGTCAAAGTGCTTTATATTTATATATAGAATTTATTACTCAAATTACAACAGAGCGTAATATTTTTTTACAATTAAACTCCAGAGATGCTTCAATGTATGTTTATAAAAAAACGATTTTTGAATTAGACCGGACACATTGTAAAACCGTATATAACTCCAACAAAATAAATACTGAACATATAAAACAAATAAATGAATTTATAGAATTATCTATGATTATTATTTGTTTTATAATAAATAATGAATCCTTTGTAAACATAAATAAAGATTTAATTCATAATATAACCAATTTGTGTTATAATATAGTAAATATGAGTCTATCATCAAGCGAATATTCTTTGTGTAACTTATTTATTCAAAAAATAAATATTAGTTTTGATATTATAGACTTTTTTTTAAAAAAATTAAAGAATAAAGAAAACAACCTAAATGAGATTAAACTTAAATTAATAAATATTACAAATGAACATATATCTAATTATTCTACTGAGAAATATATAAATCTATTATTTATGCGTTAAATGTCTACATTAATATTTTTTCTGCGTATTTTTTTCTTTTTATCTTTATTAATATAATCATTTAATACAAGTGTATTTACATTTTTTTGACAAATTTGTTTAAATTCATTATGTAATATTATTTTTAAATATTCATATATAATCATTAAGACATCATCTTCACATTTTCCAACAATTAACACACTCCCTGTTCGAAATATCATAAATGAAATTTCTTTTATATTTTTATATTTGTGTTTATTTTCATTTGAGATTTGAGCTCCGGTCTGTATTTCAACATCTGGGTTATAATAAAACTTACATTGAATTCCTGGATAAGAACACGGATCATAAATGGATTGAATATTATATTTATATTTTAAAATATCATGAAATGCTTCTCTATTAATATAAAACCCACATTTAAAATTAGAATTAATTAGTACGGTTTCGCTACTATTTAGTTTATAATCTAGTTTTTGTAAAATGTGTGGTTGTAAAATATCAATAATAAAAGATAAAATTATTTGAAATAATTCTTCAGTTTGTATTCCTGGAATTTCCAATTTGCCAGTATTAAACACTTTTACATGATATTCTTTAAAAATATTTTTGACCTTAATTCTTAAAATTAAAACAAAACAATTATAAAACGCACTTTTTTGTTTGCTCCTATAATTCATGATATCTTTTTTTGATATACCTATAGTAACCTTTCGAATGTCTTTAAATTTAATACGACCGGATGGATTATTAATACTTGTTATTATAAATTCTGAAAAATACACCTCTTTTTTTAATTTTTCTTGTATATCATTTAATTCTTCCTCACTTATTGAATTAAATTTTATTTGTTTTTTGATTACACCATTTAAGGGTTGAGTATATAATATCGTAGGAATTTTCCAAAAGATAGTTTTTAAATCTATGTGTTGATTTAAATATGCTATTTTGGTTTTAGTTGATATGTAAATATCAGAAGATGTAGGACTTTCAAGATTAATATCTAAAGCAATATTTGCCGACATCAATTCTGTATTTTCGTAATATTCACGAGGTTCTTCTTCCGCATTAGACAATATATCATCATAATTTGATGATATATAATTCTCCCATTCTTTATCAATATTATTTGTATGTGCCATATATTAAAGTATTATTTAAGTTCCTTTATATTATTTTATATTATTGATTTCCATTTCATTTTTTTTATTTTATTATAATATAAATGCTTCAAAAATCATTAAAAATTTATGAAAAAACAGCAATTATTCCTATACCCAAAAAAATTAATAAACCTTTTGAAGTTACTCATCAATATAGTTTAAAGGAACACAATTTTTATCCAATAAGTAGTTCTCCTCCAAATGATTTTATGCTAAAACTACTTATGCGAATTAATAATTATAAAAAACATGAAAGTTTAGATAACGAATAATTCACAAAATGGTTATTTTTACAGTCCGGAAAATGCATTATATTTTCAACAAAAATTAAAAAATTAACAGATATAAAATGCTGCTTACTTCGTATAATATAATTTAGATAATCCTTAATTATATTTTTCTTATCCATATTATATTTTATACTAATATTTTGAATATATGTAATAATAGAAGACAACTGGGTTTTATTTTGTATTTTTTCTGTAAGTTCTTCCCATACACAATTATCTATTATTTTAAATTCTGAATTTAAAATATCCTGGTTATATTGCATAAAATTAATCATACTTCGAATATCTGATTTATATATTTTTTGAATACACAACAATGTATTATCATTCATGTTTAAGTTTTCAATATTTGAAATATTTCTCAAAAACTTAATAATATCTTCTGTTGGTAACTGATTAAATCTTAACCTAATAAATTCATTTTGTAATCCTTCATCTATACGACTTATATAATTACAAATCAAACAAAACCTGACTGAACTTGAGTATTTTTGAAGAAGATATCTCAACGCCTGTTGTGCGTTTTTAGTCATATAATCGACCTCATCTAAAATTACAAATTTCATACCAGTTTGAAATAACGAATTTGTATTCACAAATAAATTTATTTGATTCCTGATAATATCGATACCTCGGTCGTCTGACGCATTTAAATGAATCATTAAACATTTATTTTTTATATTTAGTTTTTCTTGATAAGAATTAACTAAATTAATAATAGTCGTTGTTTTTCCTGTTCCTGGTGGTCCATAAAAAAGTAAATTTGGAAAATAAGAAGTTTCAATTACATTTTTTAAAATTTGTTTATTTAATGGGTCTAATACTATATTATTAAAATTATCTGGTCTATATTTTTCCATCCAAGGAACATAATTATTAATATTCATTTTATAAATGTCATTTATGTTTTTAATACATTTGAATACCCAAGAAATAATATATATAAAAACAATTTAAATTAATATATATTATTTATATTAATTTATGATTACTAATATTAATGAAATAAATACAATTATAAAACAAAAAAGAGGAAGAAAACCAAAAAATAAAGATAATGTTGTCTTAGAAATTAAAGAAAACGATGACACTTGTGATAATGAAGAGAATACTGATATTGTAACAACCAATTGTAAAAAACGAGGCAGAAAACCTAAGGGCGGAAAAATTATTCAACAACAATTTATATCTTTAAATACTAATGATACAACATCTAATGTAATTTTACACTTAAAATGTTCACTAAAAGACCTTCAAATCAATTCATTAAATACTGATGTTGAATCTTATAATTTTTCTTCTAATAATACTGATTTCTCATATGAAATTCTTGAAAATGGCGACATCTCATACAATTATGAAGAAGATAATGAATCCTTTACTAAACCCAATGATAACTGTGATATAAAAGAAATATGGAAAAAATTAAAACAACTAGAACATAATTTACATATAAATAACATTTGTGATAAAAAATCCGCATGCTTTTGGTGTACACATGATTTCGAAAATCCACCTGTTTATATTCCAAAACATAATATTAAAGAAACATATCATGTCTATGGTTGTTTTTGTAGTCCCGAATGTGCCGTAGCATTCTTAATGAATGAAAATATAGATAGTTCTACCAAATTTGAAAGATATTATCTTATCAATCACATTTATTTAAAAATTTACGATTACACCAAAAATATAAAACCAGCTCCAAATCCATATTATATGTTGGATAAATATCACGGTAATTTATCCATACAAGAATTTAGAGCTCTCTTTCGAAATGAAAGATTATTCTTTGTAGTAGATAAACCACTTACACGAATACTGCCTGAATTACACGAAGATAATGACGATTTTATTATTAATAATAAAATTATTCCATCAAATACATATCAAATAAAAAGGAAAATTCAAAAACGAAATCAAAGTAAAAATAATATTGTTAATCAACAATTCGGAATAACTCAAACAAATGAGAATACCTAATTATTTGTGATTTTGTAATTTATATCTTAATTGTTTATATATTTCTTGATTAATTGATGTTATACTTTTTTCAGTTACATTAGTAATTCCAAAATATGATTTAATCACTAATATATGGTCATTATTATATTCTTTCAGCCTCTCAATTATTTCTGGTTCAGTTAAGTCTGTTTGTCTTGATATGATTTGAATTTTTTCATTAATGTCTTGATTTTCTATATCACTCATTTATTTAGTTAACTAAATTAATTAAATAAATTTTAACGAATACAATATTTATAATAAAAATATATAATATGTTTAATTTATGTCCACCATCTATAATTAATATTATATTCTCATTAACTCATATTATAATTGATATCTTTAAAGGTTTTTATAATTCAGCATTAATGAAATTCATAATAATGTTAATAATTACACTATTATTACAAATATTATGTAATACAGGTTTAGCCATAATTTCATGGTTTATTGTTTTTATACCATTTATTTTAATGACACTTATAGTTACTATATTATTATATATTTTTGGATTAAACGCAACCACTGGAAGCATACCACATACTAATACACCTAAACCACCAAAACCATCAAATCCACCACATCCACCAAATCCACATTATAGTATCGATACAACCAATTTAGATACATCTAGTCCAGAATATAAATCATAACATATTATAATTAAACAATTTAAAACATAATATACAATATCTCAATATATGTTATTTATTATTTTAGGATTAATAACAACAATGAATATAATTTATTATTTATATCCCGAATATTATGAAAAAATCATAATTTTAATTTTATATAATTGTGTATTTTATTATAGTAAAATTCAAATATATTTTTCGAAACTTAATTTTGTTAAATCATACTTCTTAATTAAACCATATGATATTGAATTTATTCAAAATGGTCAAATTGTTTATAAAACATATAAATCAAAACTTGAATTGATAACTGAAACAGAAATTCCTTCATTTGATTTTATTATTTATTCAGATAATCAATTATATAATGATATACCAGTAAATAAAATTATATATTACTCAATTCCCAAAGATTTTAACTATATTAAAACAAACTTTAAATTTATTGTCATTCAATTATTACATAAAAATATTACAAATAATATTGTTTTATCCAACAATGAATATAATTATTATATTGTTAATAATGTAATTAATGATAAATTTTTATTATATTTTTTAAATAATGTTGAAAATTATAACATAACAAAATTAACTAATTATAATTTACAAATTATGGATCATAATATTAATCAATTTAGTTTATCACCAACAGACAATTTATTATTTAATAAAGAAGATTATATTAAAAATACCTAATTTAGAAATAAACACATATAAAGAGATAATAATCAAATTATTAAAACAATATAAATAATTTAAAATACATATAATAAGATGATAACCACAAATAATAAAATGTCATCATTAGATGGGGAGGGGTTCCATTCTTTATCAGATAAATGGACTTTTTGGGCTCATTTACCTCATGATACGGACTGGAGTATTAATAGTTATAAACAAATATATACAGTATCAACCGTTGAAGAAACTATTGCTATTGTAGAAACCATACCTGATATTTTAGTAAAAAATTGTATGCTATTCTTAATGCGAGATGGAATTAAACCTATTTGGGAAGATATCAAAAATAGAAATGGGGGTTGCTTCTCATATAAAATTTCAAACAAATCTGTTTATAATATATGGAAAGAATTATGCTACGCACTTGTTGGTGATACAATCAGTAACAAATCATCATTTGTAACTTGTGTATCTGGAATTACCATTTCACCCAAAAAAAATTTTTGTATAATAAAAATTTGGTTATCAAACTGTTTAAACCAAAATCCAGTTATTGTATCATCAGAACTAAAGGGTATTAACCATCAAGGATGCTTATTTAAAAAACACACTCCTGAATATTAAATAAATTTACGATTTATTTATTAGATTATTATATTTATATTAAAATATATTAAATACAAACATTATTTTTATTTATGTTAATAGACATAAATAAAAAAAAATACGCTGTATGCGAAACTGAATTCAACAAGATTCCTCATAATGAATATAATAATTTAATTATTCTTGAAAGTTTGGGATTACACGAAAGAATCGCATCTATTTTAAATGAACTTATATTTAATAATATTCAAAACTTAATTGTTGTATCACCAACTCATGGAGGATTTATACCTATTGAATGTTCAAAATGTTTTAAAAATGTGTTTTTGTATCTTACTGATACAGTTCATAATATAAATATTAACGAAAATATTTCAAATCATAATATTTTAAATATTCACGCGTGTGAATCAACTCAATATTTTAACGATTATATTATTTATTCACACCATAAATATAATTTCGATTTAGAATTACTCTCAACAACAACACCTATCCTGTTAACACCACTAAATAATGAAATACTTAATTCTGATATTTATAAATATGTTTATAAATTGACAAACACCGATTTATATTTATATATACCTGAAAAATATTATGTTTTTTTTAAATATAATTTTAGTTATTTTATTGATGAGAACAACAACTTAGATTATGATAATTTAATTCACTTATGTATTATGGTTAAAAATGGAGGAGACCAATTTGAAACCATGCTAACACACAATTTAGATATTATTGATAGATGGACTATATTAGATACTGGAAGTACGGATAATACACTTGAAATCATAAACAAAGTTTTAGTCGGTAAAAAAAAGGGTCAATTATTTCAGGAACCCTTTATTAATTTTAGAGATAGTAGAAATAGATGTTTAGATTTAGCGGGAAAAACATGTAAATTTACATGTATGTTAGACGACACCTATATGGTTGAAAACGAATTAAGGGATTTTTTAAATATTGTTAGAGGTGACCAATTCTCAGACTCTTTTAGTTTATATATTAAAAGTAATGACAGTGAATATGTATCGAATCGTATTGTAAAGACAGATAGAAATTTAAGATATATTTATAGAATTCACGAATCAATCACATCCGAAAATAATATTAATGTTATTATTCCAATTCATAAATCATGTATCATGGATTTCAGGTGTGATTATATGGAAGAACGAACTATTTCACGAAAAAAATATGACTTACAATTACTATTTGAAGAATTTAATGAAAACCCAAATGTTCCAAGACATCTTTATTATATTGCTCAAACATATAATGTTATGGGTAATTTTGAATTAGCATATGAATATTATTTAAAAAGAATTAATCATCCAGAAGAAGGATTCATACAGGAAAAAATAGATGCTTGTTTTGAAGCAGCAAGAAAAGCAAATTTTGATTTAAACAAACCTTGGAATGTATGCGAAGAATTATACTTAAAATCTTATAATATGGACAAAACACGACCCGATAGTTTATACTTTATTGGTATTCATTACCAAAACGAAAATAACCACGAAAAAGCATTTGAATATTTTAAAAAAGCGTTTGAAATTGGTTATCCACTTCACGCACAATATAGTTTAAAACCAACCCTAAGTTATCATTTTCTACCTACCTTTTTAGTTAAATATTGTTATATTTTTAACGATTATATTCTTGGTGAAAAAACCACGACTTTATTTTTAGAACACAATAAACCAAACGCAGACCAGTATAATATAATGCTATCATGGCATAAAATTTTTGTTAATTTAAATAAAATGAAACCCTTATCCCAATTTCCGTTAAAATATCATAAACCCTATTTTTCATTTGTTGCCGATGGAGGATTTTCACAATGGACAGGAAGAGATATTCTTACGAAAGGTATCGGAGGGTCTGAAACATATATAATTGAAATGGCGAAATATATTCAACAAAATGGATACTTTCAGGTAATTGTATTTTGCAATTGCCCATTTATTGATGTATTTGAAGGCGTTATATATTACCCACTTGAAAAGTATTTTGAATTTGTACGCGAAAATGTAATACATACATGTATTGTTAGTCGATTTTCTGAATATCTACCAGTTGCTTTTAAAAGTCATATTGAAAATGTGTATATGGTTATTCATGATTTAACACCATCTGGACTTGTAATACCAATAGACCCAAAACTAAAAAAAATATTCTGTTTAACTGAATGGCACGTAGAACATATGTCTATAGCATTTCCTTCTTTAAAACATTTATTAGTTCCATTTTATTATGGAGTTGATGTTAATAAATTTAATATTAACACACCTATTAACAAAATACCGTATAAATTTATTTATTCTTCATTTCCAAATCGTGGTCTTTTACAATTATTACAAATGTGGCCAAAAATTTATAAAAAAGAACCAAGAGCATCACTTCATATTTATAGTGATGTAAATGGTGAATGGGTTAATAATGTTGCCGGAGAACAAATGGTTCAGATTAAACAACTACTTTTGGATTTTAAAGGAATGAATATTTTTTATCATGGATGGGTTAATAAACAAGAATTATCTACCGCGTGGTTAACATCCGATATTTGGTTTTATCCTTGTACATTTATGGAAACATTTTGTTTAACCGCATTAGAGGCTGCGTTATCAAACACATTTGCGGTTTGTTCCAATTTAGCTGCTTTACAAAACACAGTAGGTAATCGTGGAATATTAATTGATGGCGACCCAACTTCTGAATTATGGCAGGATAACGCAATAAATGTTTTGTTCAATTCAATGAATAATCTTCAATTAAAAAATAATTTATTAAATAGAAATTATTTATGGGCAAAAAATATGTCTTGGAAAAATCAAGCAAATTTACTATTGGAAAAATATATTATACAAACGGTACAAAGCGAACACACAATAACATTAACACAAAATATACCAGTTGTACAAAGTGAAAACGCAATAACATCCACCCAAAATATACCAGTTGTACAAAGTGAAAAAACAATAACATCAACACAAAATATACACGGCGAACCCGCAATAACAACTCAATTTGATAATGATGATAATGAAATTATACACCTTTTAACATACAAAATAAAAAATAAAAAAAATATATTAACTATAATGGAACCTTATAATAATAAATTATGTAATTATTTACAAAATATATCTAATATATCAGGTATAAAAATAATTGACAATACCTCAAATATTATTGATATTAATGAAACACCCAATGTAAATACAAGTAATTCAAATATTCGTACTATATGTGGTGATTCAACATTTATTTTACATGAATTACATAATAAAACTGATATTATTTTCATTGAACTTAAACACAAAAATGAATTTGATCTTTATGTAATCTTATTTTTAACTTGGCAATTATTAAATAATGGTGGAATCCTAATAATTAAAAAACATGTAAATAATAATACATCATTTAATTCTTTTTTTACAAAAATAAAAGACGAAATTAAATATAACACTTATTTTAAAAATAATACCATAATTATAGAAAAAACAACTAAATAATAATAGTTATAACGCTCAAAAAATAAACAGAATATACTTATAAGTTGTATATCTTATAACTATGTTTCAATGTAAATTATCTTACACAAATTTATGGCTTTTTATTTGTATTTATGTGTTGTTATATATAATAAAATTATATCCATTTATAAGGTCCATTACCTTTTACAACTACATTTTTTTTATTTGGTTCTACATTAATAATTCCTCGTTTTCCATATACAATCCAAAAAAATTTACCGTTTTCACCATAAACATTAAAACTATTTTGAATAACATTTGATGAATTATATATTTTGTTTTTACCATCATAAATATTTGTAATATGAACTGTAAAGTCCGTTGCGAATTTATCCACATATTCTGGCAAATGTACAGTTATGTAAGAATCATTTATTATTTCGTTTTTACCGTGGTAATATACTCCTACTTCCGGTCCTTCTAAACACGCATGAACCAAATACTTACTCTTATTTATTGGATGGTTAATAATAAATGTTTTACCAGTATTGTATAAAATCTCACTTGTAGATGTATTATATACTATCTTCTTATATGTTGCGTCTACAGTTGACCTGATAGGGGATACATAAAAAGCATTAGCTATCTGTGATGTGAAATTATTATTGATTGTAGATAAAACTATTGAATTTTGGTATGTATTCGTAATATTAGACCCAATTGATATTGAAGATGTGCCCGCATTTGTTTGTCCCACATTATATCCAATTGCTATTGAACCTGAATATTGAAGTGTGTATCCTGCCTGATACCCTATTGCTATTGCGGACGAACCGGCATTTTTGAATCCGGCGGTATATCCAATGGCGATTGAACCTGAACCTTGACCCGCATTTCCTGTTTGATATCCAATTGCGATTGAGTATGTTGTAACACTATTGGTTTGTGATTCTTGTCCAATTGCTATCACGTTAAATGAAGCACTAGAATATCTCAACGAAAAATATCCAAACGCAATACTATTTTGATTAGCACCGTTCGAGGCACCTGTTGATATATATCCAAACGCAATGACATTACTAGAATAGCTGGCTACATGTGACGCATATAAACCAAACGCAATCATATTGGGATTAGCAGGACTATAACCGGAGTATTGTAAAGCGTAAGCGCCAAAACCTATCGAATCACCTCCTCCGCCATATTGGTTTGCAACAAAAGGTCCGATCGCAATAGCTCTTGTTTTCAGCCCAACATATATTCCACCAGAATAACCCGCACCGGTTTGATACCCAATCGCGATTGAATATACGCCTTGAAGCGCATTTCCTGCTTGAAATCCTATCGCAACCGCAATTAACCCTTGAGCTGTATATCCTGCTTGAAAACCAATAGAAATCGAACTTGGTTGTTGATTTGTATCTCCTGCTTGATAACCAATAGCAATCGCACTTGTTTGTTGATTCGAATATCCTGCTTGAAATCCTATCGCAACTGAATATGTCCCTTGAATAAAATATCCTGCTTGGGTTCCAATAGCAATTGATCCTGAACTTTGACCCGAATATCCTGCTTGGTTTCCAATTGCGATTGAATATGATGCTTGATTTGAATATCCTGCTTGATATCCTATCGCAACTGAATATGACCCTTGACTAACTTGTCCTGCTTGGTATCCAATCGCGATTGAATTCAAATTTTGACCTGTAGTTGCGGATTGTACTCCAATAGCAATTGAATAAGTCTGTTTAAAATAACTTCCTGCAGATATACCAATAGAAACCGTATATGTTCCAGCATTCGTTTGTCCTGAATTGGACCCTATCATAACCGCATACTGGTTAGATTGTTGATTTCCGGCAAAAAACCCAATACCAACACTACTACCTTTGCTCCCGTAAGATAAACTGTTATGTCCAAGGGCTACTCCATAAAGCTGCGCATTATTTAATGCTGCGTAGTATCCAATCCCAACTAGATATTCGTACGCATTATTATAATTTGCATAATTTCCGATTCCAATTGAGTAACTTCTTTGCGAATAACTACCAGGTAATGCTGAACCGTTTCCAATAGCAATTGTATATTCATTTTGATTTCCTCCTGACCCAATACTAATTGCGTATTTGCCTTGAGCTACATTTCCTATTCCAATTCCAAAAGGATATCCGATAGAAATTGAAGCAAAACTCTGATTACTTTGTCCTGCATTAGAGCCTATTGCGATTGAACCTGAACCTTGTGTATTTTTACCTGCTTGATATCCAACCGCAACTGAACCTGAACCTTGACTATAATTACCAGCCTGATACCCAATAGCAATTGAACTCGAAGCTTGACTATAATTACCTGCCTGATACCCAATCGCGATTGAAGATGACCCTTGACTAAATTGTCCTGCTTGATATCCAAACGCAATTGAAGTTGTCTCCTGTCTAATTTGTCCTGCTTGATACCCTATTGCGATTGATCCTGAACCTTGACTATATTGCCCTGCTTGATATCCAACCGCAATTGAACCTGAACCTTGACTATATTGCCCTGCTTGATATCCAACCGCAATTGAACCTGAACCTTGACTAATTTGCCCTGCTTGATATCCAACAGCAATTGATCCTGAACCTTGACTAAATTGACCTGCTTGATACCCAATAGCAATTGAACCTAACCCTTGACTAATTTGCCCTGCTTGATATCCAATAGAAATTGAACCTGAACCTTGATAAGATTGTCCTGCTTGGATACCAATAGCAATTGAACCTGAACCGTGAAATGATGCTCCTGCTAGGTACCCTATAGCAATTGAACCTGAACCTTGGTTAGTTTGACCTGCTTGTACACCAATAGCAATCGAATATGTTCCTTGATAATAATTACCAGCGGAATAACCAAGAGCAACCGCACTTGTTCCTTGATTAAATTGACCAGCAAAAGATCCTAAATTTATATTATATGTACCAACGGTCCATGCTGGTGTTATACTACTGTTATTCCAATATACATAATCACCATAATTTGTTCCTAATATACTTAAAAATCCAATACTTCCATTAGGTCCGGTAGGTCCTGTTGTACCAGTTTGTCCTGTTGTACCTGTTGGTCCTGTTGTTCCAGTTGTTCCTGTTGTTCCGGTGGGTCCTGTTGTTCCGGTTGTTCCTGTTGGTCCTGTTGTGTCTGTTGGTCCTGTTGTTCCGGTTGGTCCTGTTGTTCCGGTGGGTCCTGTGGGTCCTGTTGTTCCAGTTGGTCCTGTTGTTCCGGTTGTCCCAGTTGGTCCGGTTGATCCAGCGGGTCCTGTTGTTCCTGTGGGTCCGGTAGGTCCTGTGGGACCTGTTTGACCTGTAGGTCCAGTTTGACCGGTGGGTCCTGTGGGTCCAGTTTGACCGGTCTGTCCTGTGGGTCCAGTTGGTCCTGTAGGACCGGTTGGTCCAGTAGGACCTGTTTGTCCTGTTTGTCCCGTTGGTCCTGTTGGTCCAGTAGGACCCGTTGGACCTGTTGGTCCTGTTTGTCCGGTTGGTCCAGTTGGTCCGGTTTGTCCTGTTTGACCGGTAGGACCTGTGGGTCCTGTAGGTCCAGTTGGTCCTGTTTGTCCCGTTGTTCCGGTTGTTCCTGTTGGTCCTGTTGTACCTGTTGGTCCTGTTGGTCCTGTTGTTCCAGTTGTTCCCGTATGTCCTGTTGGTCCTGTTATTCCTGTAGGTCCAGTTGGTCCTGTTGGTCCTGTTTGACCTGTGTGTCCTGTTTGACCTGTGTGTCCTGTTTGTCCTGTAGGACCTGTTGGTCCTGTAGGACCTGTTGGTCCTGTTTGACCAGTATATCCTGTAGGTCCTGTTTGACCTGTTTGACCAGTATATCCTGTAGGTCCTGTTTGACCTGTTTGACCAGTATGTCCTGTAGGTCCTGTGGGTCCTGTTTGACCTGTTTGACCTGTTTGTCCTGTTGTTCCTGTTGTTCCTGTTGTTCCTGTTGTTCCTGTTGTTCCTGTTTGTCCAGTGGGTCCTGTTTGTCCTGTTGGTCCTGTTTGTCCTGTGGGCCCGGTAGCCCCTGTTTGTCCAGTAGGTCCTGTTGGACCTGTGTGTCCTGTTGGTCCTGTGTGTCCTGTTGGTCCTGTGGGTCCAGTTGGTCCTGTTGGACATGTAGGTCCAGTTTGACCTCTGGGTCCTGTAGGTCCAGTTTGACCTCTGGGTCCTGTTGAACCAGTGGGTCCAATTATTCCCGTAGCTCCTGTTGACCCGGTGTTTCCAGTTACTCCTGTAGGTCCTGTAGGACCTGTAGGTCCTGTTGTACCGGTATGTCCCGTTGGTCCTGTAGGTCCCGTTTTTCCTGTAGGTCCAGTTACTCCTGTAGGTCCCGTTTTTCCTGTAGGTCCTAAAAATCCAATTGAACCTGTTATTCCGGTTGGACCTGTTGGACATGTTGAACCGGTAGGACCTGTTTGTGACGATGGTCCTGTAATCCCGGTTAATCCTGTTAATCCCGTTATTCCAGTATTACCAGTAGAGACAGGACCGAAAAATCCCGTAATTCCAGTTGTTCCTGTAGGACCAGTAAGACCAATAATACCTGTTGGTCCTGTATCTGTACTTCCTGAATTACCTACATTACCTGTAATGCCTACAGGACCTTTTGAACCATCTTGACCGCGTGAACAACAAACTATACGATTATGTACGTGTTTATATTTATTTATCATTAATAAGGTAAATTATAATATTATTATATTATTAAAGTAAATTATTTTAATTATATCCAAAGATATGGTTCTTTGCCTTTTACAATTACATCTTTTTTATTTGGTTCTACATTTACATTTCCTCTACTTCCATGAACAACCCAAAAAAAATTACCATTTTCACCATAAACATTAAAACTGTTTTGAATTACTTCAGTAGCACTATACATTTTAAGTTTACCATTATATATAGGTGTAATCTGTACTGTAAAATCAGTTGCCAAGTTGTCCACATAATCAGGTAAAAATACGGTTGTATAATCATTATTTGTTATTTTACCTTCTCCGCGATAATATACACCTACTTCTGGACCTTCTAAGCACGCATGAACTAAATACTTATCCTTATTTATTGGATGATTAATAATAAATGTTTTATTAGTATTGTATAAAATCTCACTTGTGGTTGTATTATATACTAAACTAAAGGGTGCTGCAGAGTTAGTTGAATTCATTGTGCCTACATAAAAAGAATTGGCTGCTGATGATGTGAATCCGGAGTTTAACGCACTTAATACAATTGTATTTACAAATGTATTTGTAATTTGATATCCAATTGATATTGATGCTGAACCGTGATTAGTCTGTCCCACATTGTATCCTATCGCAATTGAACCAGACCCTTGACTATATTGTCCTGCTTGGGACCCAATAGCGGTTGTTCCTGACCCTTGACTATATTGTCCTGCTTGATACCCAATTGCGATTGAAATTGTTCCTTGACTAAATCGTCCTGCTTGGTACCCAATCGCAATTGAATTTAGTCCTTGACTATATTGTCCTGCTTGAGTCCCTAACGCAATTGAATATGTTCCTTGACTAAATTGTCCTGCTTGATACCCTATAGCAAATGCGTTTGGTCCTTGACAAAAATTCCCGGCTTGGTACCCAATCGCAATCGCATTTCCTCCTTGTTGAATAAATGCTGCTTGGAATCCAATAGCAATCGCAAGTCCTCCTTGTCCTGAATATCCTGCTTGGGTACCAATAGCAACCGAGTTTGCTGCTTGATTAAACCATCCGGCTTGATAACCAACGGCAACTGCTTGTAGCCCTTGAGTCAAATACCCGGCTTGGTATCCAATAGCAACTGATTGACCTCCTTGAGTATAATATCCTGCTTGATAACCAATGGCAACTGTTTGTGCTTGTTGGTTTGAATATCCAGATTGATAACCAATGGCAACTGTTTGTGCTTGTTGATTTGAATATCCAGATTGATAACCAATGGCAACTGTTTGTGCTTGTTGATTTGAATATCCTGCTTGATAACCAATGGCAACCGATTGTGCTTGTTGGATTGAATATCCACATTGATACCCAATAGCAACCGATTGTGCTTGTTGGTTTATATACCCTGACTGGTATCCAATAGCAATTGAACTTGTCCCTTGACTAAATTGACCTGTTTGGTATCCTATGGAGACCGCAAATGAACCTTGACTAAATTGACCTGCTTGGGTACCAATAGCAATTGAACTTGTCCCTTGACTAAATTGTCCTGCTTGGTATCCAATAGCAATTGAACTTGTCCCTTGACTAAATTGACCTGCTTGAAATCCAACAGCAATCGCGTTTTGTGCTTGATTTGAATATCCTGTTTGATACCCAACCGCAATCGCGTTTTGTCCTTGAATTGAATACCCTGCTTGGTATCCAACCGCAACCGCATACTGTCCTTGTTGAGAAAATCCTGCTTGGTACCCAATACATGTTGATGCGTATGCTTGATTAAAATTACCTGCTTGAAACCCAACAGCTGTTGCTGAGCCGAATACTCCTTGATTATATTGTCCTGCTTGGAACCCAACCGCAACCGTTTGATATTGTTGGTTTATATACCCTGCTTGATAACCAATGGCAACCGCTTGTGCTTGTTGGGATGTATACCCTGCTTGATAACCAATGGCAACCGATTGTGCTTGTTGGATTGAATATCCACATTGATACCCAATAGCAACCGATTGTGCTTGTTGGTTTATATACCCTGACTGGTACCCAATCGCAACCGCATACTGTCCTTGTTGAGAAAATCCAGATTGATAACCAATAGCAACTGATTGATTTTGTTGGTTTGAATATCCACATTGATATCCAATAGCGATTGATAGTGAACCTTGACTAAATTGTCCTGATTGATATCCAATCGAAATTGAACCAGACCCTTGACTAAATTGTCCTGCTTGGTACCCAACCGCTAATGATAGTGACCCTTGACTAAATTGTCCGGCTTGGTACCCAACCGCAATTGTTAGTGAACCTTGACTAAATTGTCCGGCTTGGTACCCAATCGCTAATGATAGTGAACCTTGACTAAATTGTCCTGCTTGGTACCCAACCGCAATTGAACCAGACCCTTGACTAAATTGTCCGGCTTGGTACCCAATCGCTAATGATAGTGAACCTTGACTAAATTGTCCTGCTTGGTACCCAATCGAAATTGAACCAGACCCTTGACTAAATTGTCCTGCTTGATACCCTATCGCTATTGAACCTGAACCTTGATAAGATTGTCCTGCTTGGATACCAATAGCGATTGAACCTGAACCTTGGTTAGTTTGACCTGCTTGGTACCCTATAGCGATTGAGCCTGAACCTTGGTTAGTTTGACCTGCTTGTACACCAATAGCAACCGAATGTGAGCCTTGATAATAATTGCCTGCGTAATAACCAAGAGCAACCGCACTTGTTCCTTGATTAAATTGACCAGCAAAAGATCCTAAATTTATATTATATGTACCAACGGTCCATGCTGGTGTTATACTACTGTTATTCCAATATACATAATCTCCATAATTTGTTCCTGATAAACTTAATAATCCAGTAGGTCCTGTTTGTCCGGTAGGTCCTGTTCGTCCTGTGGGTCCTGTTGGTCCTGTAGGTCCAGTTGTGCCTGTGGGTCCAGTTGGTCCTGTGGTTCCAGTGGTTCCAGTAGGTCCTGTTTGTCCGGTAGGTCCAGTGGTTCCAGTAGGTCCAGTTGGTCCTGTGGTTCCAGTGGTTCCAGTAGGTCCAGTTGGTCCTGTAGGTCCTGTTTGTCCAGGTCCAGTGGGTCCTGTTTGACCTGTTGGTCCAGTGGTTCCAGTGGGTCCTGTTGGTCCAGTTGTTCCAGTGGTTCCTGTTGGTCCAGTTGTTCCGGTGGGTCCTGTTTGACCGGTAGGTCCTGTTGGTCCGGTTTGTCCAGTTGTTCCTGTTTGACCTGTTGGTCCTGTTGTGCCTGTTTGTCCTGTAGGACCTGTGGGTCCAGTTGGTCCAGTTGGTCCTGTTTGACCTGTTGGTCCTGTTTGACCTGTTGGTCCTGTGGTCCCTGTTTGACCAGTTGTTCCAGTGGGTCCTGTTTGACCAGGTCCTGTTTGACCAGTAGGTCCTGTAGGTCCAGTGGGTCCTGTTTGTCCTGTAGGTCCAGTGGGTCCTGTAGGCCCTGTTTGACCCGTGGTTCCAGTGGGTCCAGTAGGTCCTGTTTGACCCGTGGTTCCAGTGGGTCCGGTGGGTCCAGTGGGTCCAGTGGGTCCGGTAGGTCCAGTTGGTCCTGTGGTTCCAGTTGGTCCTGTGGTTCCAGTTGGTCCTGTGGTTCCAGTTGGTCCTGTGGGTCCTGTGGTTCCAGTTGGTCCTGTGGTTCCAGTTTGACCTGTTTGACCTATGGTTCCAGTAGGTCCAGTTTGACCAGTAGGTCCTGTTTGTCCGGTTGGTCCTGTTTGACCGGTTGTTCCTGTTGTTCCTGTTTGACCAATTGTTCCTGTTTGACCGGTTGGTCCAGTGGGTCCTGTTGTTCCTGTTTGTCCGGTATATCCTGTTTGTCCTGTGGGTCCTGTTGTTCCTGTTTGTCCGGTATATCCTGTTTGACCGGTTGGCCCTGTTGGTCCAGTTTGTCCTGTGGGTCCAGTTTGTCCTGTTTGACCTGTGGTTCCAGTTGGTCCTGTGGTTCCAGTTGGTCCTGTGGTTCCAGTTGGTCCTGTGGGTCCTGTGGTTCCAGTTGGTCCTGTGGTTCCAGTTGGTCCTGTGGTTCCAGTTTGTCCTGTGGTTCCAGTTTGACCAGTTGGTCCTGTGGTTCCAGTTGGTCCTGTGGTTCCAGTTGGTCCTGTGGGTCCAGTTTGACCAGTAGGTCCAGTTTGACCAGTAGGTCCTGTTTGTCCGGTTGGTCCTGTTTGACCGGTTGGTCCTGTTGTTCCTGTTTGTCCGGTTGGTCCTGTTTGTCCTGTTGGTCCAGTGGGTCCTGTTGGTCCTGTGGGTCCAGTCTGTCCGGTGGGTCCTGTGGGTCCAGTCTGTCCTGTGGGTCCAGTTCGTCCAGTTGGCCCTGTGGGTCCGGTTGGCCCTGTGGGTCCTGTTGTTCCTGTTGTTCCTGTGGGTCCTGTTGGTCCGGTTGGGCCTGTGGGTCCTGTTGGTCCTGTTGGTCCTGTTGGGCCTGTGAGTCCTGTTGGTCCTGTTGGTCCTGTTGGTCCTGTTGGTCCTGTTGGTCCTGTTTGACCTGTAAAACCTGTTTGCCCGGTTTGTCCTGTGGGTCCTGTTGATCCTGTGAGTCCTGTTTGACCGGTAGGTCCTGTGGGTCCTGTTCTACCTGTAGGACCAGTTGTTCCTGTTTGACCTGTAGGTCCTGTTGGTCCTGTTAGTCCGGTTGGTCCAGTTGGTCCGGTTGGTCCTGTAGGTCCTGTGAGTCCTGTTGGACCTGTTTGTCCGGTTGGTCCTGTTGGTCCTGTTTGTCCAGTTGTTCCTGTTGGACCTGTTTGACCTGTTTGTCCTGTTTGTCCTGTTTGTCCTGTTTGACCTGTTTGTCCTGTTTGTCCTGTTGGTCCGGTTGTTCCTGTTGGTCCGGTTGTTCCTGTTGGTCCTGTTTGTCCTGTTGGACCCGTTTGTCCTGTTGGACCTGTTCTACCTGTAGCACCAGTTGGCCCTGTGGTTCCTGTTGGTCCAGTGGTTCCGGTAGGTCCTGTGGTTCCTGTAGGACCAGTAGTACCTGTTACTCCAGTTGGTCCAGTAGGACCAGTAGTACCTGTTACTCCAGTTGGTCCTGTTGCTCCGGTACAGCCAGTAGGACCAGTAGGTCCTGTTGCTCCAGTTGGTCCAGTAGGACCAGTAGTTCCTGTTACTCCAGTTGGTCCCGATGGTCCTGTTGTCCCGGTTGGTCCTGTTGTTCCGGTTGGTCCGGTAAGTCCAGTAAGGCCAGTAGGACCAGTAGTGCCAGTAGGACCAGTAGGACCAGTTTGTCCAGGTCCAGTAGGACCCGTAGGGCCAGTAGGACCAGTTTGTCCAGTAGGACCAGTTTGTCCAGGTCCAGTAGGACCCGTAGGACCTGTGACACCCGTAGGACCTGTAGGACCAGTTAGTCCAGGTCCAGTAAGACCCGTAGGACCAGTAGGACCCGTAGAACCAGTGTTTGGACCAGTAGGACCTTTTGGACCTATAGGGCCTGGTTTTCCAGTTGGTCCTGGATTACCTTGAGTACAGTTTATTTTATAATAACAGCAATTATTAGACATTTATAATATAATATAATATAATATTACATTATAAATTTAGCGGATAACACATAATTATGATGATGGTAAAGAAGACACACATAATTTAATTTCTCCCAAACTAGCAACATTATATTTAACTACTAAAGGTAAATCATTTTCTAAGTAAACCTCAATTTGCGAGCATAAATTCGTGCATTTTATAAAGTAACCTAGATTTTTTAATGAAAACTCTCCCTGAATAACTTTAGACGAATCTTGTTTTAATACAAATCCCATACTTCCGTCGGATTCGGCACGATGTATTTCTGCGGAAGCAAATTGTCCTGAACATTTAAATATTAGTTCGTTTCCAACCGATTTAATTTCTATTTTATCTGATATACATGACATGTCACGAATAATTTTTTGAAAATCTGCGGAAGGTAGATTAATAATGGATGAAAATTTTACATCGGGATATTCTAATTCTTCAGGGTCAGGTTCAATAAGTCTTAATTTCTGGGTTTTACATTGTTTGATTTCTCCATTTTCAAATTTTAATGCTAAATGAGATACAATACCTTCTGCGTAATCTGAATTTTCAATATATATTGTTAAGGTGTCATCATTATCAATAGAATTAATTAATTTAAATAGATGAAACATATTTACGCCAATAATAATTTTATCTTTTTTACATTCATAAAATTCAAAATTAGGAGCTGCTAAAAATAAATGTGCCAAAATCGTGTGTGATTTATCCATGTTAATTATGCGTATTCCATCAGGTTGAAATGTTATATTTGTTTCCAATAAAATATCTTTTAATGCGGTCATTAATGTTCTAAAAGGTGCGATTTGAACTGTTTTAATAGTTAATATATTTCCATCGGTATTAGATTGTCTTGAAAAATTTGTCGTCATTATTAATTTATTACTAAGTCCTTTAAATATTTATTAATATAATACATTTTTAAATATTAATAAATAATTTAAAAACTAACTTTTAAATTATTAAAGTATGACAGAACAAATAAAGGAACAGTGTATAGTTTCGATACATGAATTGTTTAATAAATATAGTAATAATTCTTATATGTTACAAAGAATTCATAATCATATAATAAAATACTTACCAAATACATTAGAAAGTGAAATAACCCATCATGCTGAGCGTGTAGTGCGTTTAAATAATTTAATTAATGAAAAGCAAAAATTTATTCAGATTTTTTTAAGTAAAAATCAATATTTTTATTTACCAAGTAGTAATTATTTTTATGAATATAATGGAGAGAATTATACGATTGTTAAGGAAGATGAGATAATTTATAAGTTACTTTCAAATATTTCAAAAGATAAAGTATTAATGAAATGGAAGCAACGAACCAAAATAAATATTATAAAACAAATTAAAGACCGTAGTTTATTTAGTTCTATTCCAGAAACCGTGACAATCCAAAATATTTTAAATGTATTATACCCATCAATATTTACAAAAAAAAGTCAAGCAAAGTACTTTTTAACAATATTAGGAGATAATATTTTAAAAAAGAAAACAAAATTGGTTTTTATAGTTACATCAAAAACCAAAAAAATATTAGTTGAACTAGAAAACATCTCAAGTGTGACAATGTGTAATATGAACATAATTCATAATTTTGTAACTAAATATCACGATACATATAATTATGAAAACTGTAGATTAATACAAATAAATGAAAATTTTTCATTTGAATTATGGAAAGATTTAATAAGAAAGGTGGGTTTAAATTTATTATGTATTGCTGCGCATTATTCAAATAGGTATGAAAATTCGGAGAAGTTTTTAGAATATAACGCAAATGACGAGGATATAAAAACGAATATTTTATATTTAAAAAATAATAATCAAAATGTGATTTTTGATAATTTTTGTTCTCAATGTGTCCAAATAACACATAGTGCTAATTTAAAAATAGAATGGAAGAAAATACATTTTATATGGAAGCATTATTTATCAAGTATTTCACTTCCAAATATAATTTACTCAAATACTTTAAAAACATTATTAAAAGGTAAATATGATTATGACGAAACAACTGATACCTTTTATAATATTACAAGTAAATATTTACCAGTTGTATTTGATTTTATTAAATTTTGGGATGAAACCATACAACAAAATGAAGAAATCGGTATAGAAGAGCTTGAATTAGATGAGTTATGTGTATTATTTAAAGTATGGGTTAAAAATGAAGAATCTGCTTATTCATCAGGAAACATAAATGAAGAAAATGTATTAAAAATATTATGTCATTTTTTTCCAAATGTTTCTATAATTGAAGATAAATATGTATTAAATATAAGATGTATTTTATGGGATAAAATTAAGGATATTAACGCTTCATTTGAAAGTATTAAAGTTTATTTTAAACATAAACAACCATTAGTTTTATTACCTTTGACAGATGCGTACAATTGTTATTGTAAATTTTTAGGATTGAATAATAAATTTATAGTTAGTAAAAGATATTTTGAAAAATATTTATGTATTAAAATAGTGGATTATATTGTTCATGATGATTTTATTAGTAATAAATGGTTGAATTTATGAGGTTGCGTTTCCTGCCATGAATTGAAGTTCAACACCTGAAGTTTTAGAAATTCCGGATATTTCAGATGGTGATAATGAGTAATTAACTCCATTTCCTCCTTTCATTTTTCGTTTATTTTTTCTTGATTTACCTTTTAATTTCACAAATCCGAATTTGCCTTTTTGGGTTCCATATCCAAATTTTAATAAACGCATTTCTTTTTTAGATGAGGCGTGTTTTGTTTTTGAAACAATACGGCCATTTTTATTTTGAAGAAGGTCTGATTTAGTAAGTCCTCCACTGGTTTTGTACGCGGTTCCGTGCCATACTTGAGCACGAGTTCCGGATAATAATTCGTAAACTTTGCCTTGAATATTATACTTTCCGTCTGATGTTTTTGTAAATTTGGTCATTTATAAAAATAAGAGAGAAAATAATTTTTAAAATTATTATGAAGTTAATTTAAAATAACAGGTTTTCCTCCTAAACTAGCGGAAATTATTCGAGCCTGGCGCAATTTATTTGATATGTTTGAATTATTTGGGTTGAGGTTTTTTTTGTCAATAGTTGTAGTGGTATTTATATGGGTTTTTTTACATATACAATATATATCTTTAAATGTCGAAATTTGAGTCATTATTATATGTGAATAAATAAAATTGAAATAAAAAACAGATTAAAAATATAATTACATAAATAAATAAATCATGAACGAAACAGACGCATTCCTTTCTAATAAATATCAACAAAAAACAGATAAGCAACATATATTGGATAATCCAGACACATATATTGGTTCGGTTGAAAATATTGATTCTAATTTATGGATTTTAAATGATACGAATGATAAAATCATTGATAAAAACATTACATATAATCCAGGCTTATTTAAGCTATTTGATGAAGGTATTGTGAATTGTCGAGATCATGTAATTCGTATGCAACAATTAATCTCGAATAATACCGAGGATTCATTACCTGTGACTTATATTGATATTTCAATTCAAGAAGATGGAACCATTATTATGATAAATGATGGTAACGGAATAGATGTGGTTGAACATCCAGAGTATAAAATATGGATTCCAGAATTGATTTTTGGACATCTTAGAACATCTACAAATTATGATAAAACCGAAAAAAAAATAGTTGGTGGTAAAAATGGTTTTGGTTTTAAGTTGGTTCTTGTATGGTCTATATATGGTTCAATTGAAACAGTTGATCATGTTAGAGGTTTAAAATATAAACAAGAATTTAAGAATAATTTAGATGAGATTTGTAAACCTGAAATTACCAAATTTAAAGGTAAAAAGCCATATACAAAAATTACATTTAAACCAGATTATAAAAGATTAGGTATGAATTGTTTAACACCTGACGTTATATCTCTTTTGAAAAAACGGATATATGATGTTGCCGCAATTACAGATAAATCATTAAAGGTAAAATATAACTCTACCTTGATTCCAATAAAAAATTTCCAACAATATATTGATTTATACATTGGAAATAAAACAGAAATAACACGAACACATGAAGATAATGGTGACCGTTGGGAATATGCGGTCGCAATATCACCATCTCACGAGTTTATTCAGGTATCATTTGTAAATGGTATTCATACCTCTAAAGGAGGAAAACATGTTGAATATATTTTAAACCAAATTACTAAAAAGTTAGTTGACTATATTGAAAAGAAGAAGAAAATAAAGGTTAATTCAGTTAGCATAAAAGAACAACTGTTTTTGTTTTTAAGATGTGATATTGAAAACCCGTCATTTGATAGTCAAACAAAAGATTATATGAATACACCATCAAATAAATTTGGTTCTGTATGTGTTGTAACTGATAAATTTATTGAAAAAATCGCAAAAATGGGTGTAATGGATGCTGCGTGTACCATTACAGAATTAAAAGAAAATAAAATATCTAAAAAAACAGATGGAACTAAAAGTAAAAATATTCGTGGAATACCCAAATTGATTGATGCGAATTGGGCAGGCACAGATAAATCCGGTAATTGTACTATTATATTTTGCGAGGGTGATTCAGCAAAGGCAGGAATAGTTTCTGGATTATCATCGGAAGATAGAAATACATATGGTGTATATCCAATGAAAGGTAAAATTATGAATGTTCGCGGAGAACCAATAAAAAAAATAAATGAAAATAAGGAGATATGTGAAATAAAAAAGATTTTGGGGTTAGAGATAGGTAAGGAATATTGTTGTGAAGATGTGTTAACTTGTTTAAGATACTCAAAGGTATTAATTATGACAGATGCTGATTTAGACGGTCATCATATTAAAGGATTATGTATTAATTTATTCCAATCTGAATGGCCATCTCTTTTAAAAATTCCTGGTTTTATTGGTTTTATGAATACACCAATATTAAAAGCAAATAAAGGAAAACAAAATCTTGTATTTTATAATGATGGAGAATATGAATTGTGGAAAAATGATAATGATTATAAAGGATGGAAGATTAAATATTATAAAGGGTTAGGAACCAGTACCGGTAAAGAATTTCGTGAATATTTTGAATCAAAAAAAATGGTTGGTTTTGAACATAATGGTGATATTAGTGATAACGCGATTGATATGATATTTAATAAAAAAAGAGCAAATGACCGTAAAGAATGGTTAGAAAATTATAATCGTAAAAGTTATTTAGATACAAATAAAACAATGGTAACATATGATGAATTTATAAATAAAGAACTAATTCATTTTTCAAAATATGATTGTGATAGAAGTATTCCTAATTTAATGGATGGATTAAAGATTAGTTTAAGAAAAATATTATACTCAGCATTTAAAAAGAATTTAATAACAGAAATTAAAGTTGCGCAATTTACAGGTTATGTTTCAGAACAATCAGGGTATCATCATGGTGAGGCAAGTTTAAATTCCGCAATTGTAGGTATGGCTCAAATATTTGTGGGGTCAAACAACATAAATTTGCTTATGCCAAATGGACAATTTGGTACAAGAATACAAGGAGGTAATGATAGTGCTTCAGAAAGATATATATTTACTCAATTAAATAAAATAACACGAATTATATTTCCTCAAATGGATGATAATATTTTACAATATTTAAATGATGATGGAAATATAGTTGAACCTATATTTTATGCGCCTATTATTCCAATGATATTGATAAATGGAACTAAAGGTATTGGTACCGGTTTTAGTACCGAGATCATGTGCTATAATCCATTAGAAATAATCCAATATTTAAAATGTAAATTAAATGATGAGTTGTTTAATGCTAAGTTTATACCTTATTATGAAGGGTTTAAAGGAACAATCCGTGAAATTATTCCTGGAAAGTATTTAATTAAAGGCGTTTATGAAAAGTTAGGTATAGATAAGGTTCGTATTACAGAACTGCCTGTTGGATTATGGACGGATGATTTTAAAGAATTATTGGAATTATTAACCGAAAATGTAGATAAAACCGGGAAAAAAATTATTCCAATTGTAAAGGATTATGATGATATGAGCAAAGATACAAATATTGATTTTATCATAACATTAAATAAAGGTAAATTTGAAGAGTTAGAAGCATCCATGGCAGATTATGGGTGTACTTTATTCGAAAAAACATTTAAATTATATACAACTTCTAGTACAACCAATATGCGTTTATTTAACGCAAATGATAAATTAAAAAAATATGAAAATGTAGAAGATATTATAGATGAATATTACGAAACACGCTTAAAAATGTATCAAACAAGAAAAGACTATATGATTCTCACTTTAGAAAAAGAACTAATTATTTTATTAAATAGAACTAAATATATAAAAGAAAATTTGAATGATACCATTGATTTAAGAAAGAAAAAAAAAGAGGATGTTATTGACATGTTAACAAGTAAAGGATATGATATAATAGAAAACGACACAGAATATAAATATTTGACAAAAATGCCAATGGATAGTGTTACAGAAGAAAACGCAGAAAAACTGTTTAATGAATATAATAAAAAAATTAATGAAATAGAAGAAATTAAGAATAAGACTATTACTGAAATGTGGAATACAGAATTAAATAATTTACAACATGAATATATTATTTATAAGAAAGATAGAGAGAAAATGAATTCGTGTGAAAACATCCAAATCATACCAGAAATTAAAAAGATAGGTATTAAAAAAAATAAATGTTTAAAAATAAATGTTTAAAACCAATTAGATTTATTTATAAATCTCATTTCAAACAGGGCATTTGAAATGAGAAAATGTGTAAAAATTTGTAGAGATAGTATATAAAATTAAAAATTTTTTATTGGAAATAAACTAAAACCAACTTTTAAGAACAAGTTCTTTATCTGAATTATTTGCCATCACTGGATGTGATATTGGAACGACAAGTGTACTCGCATCATATAAATATTTTATATATCCTTGTGCCTCCCCATATACACTTTCAATACAATAATTTAAAACCATTTGATTTAGCTCTTTTATTTGCGATGGTATATTATTTGCTTTATTTGCTGCATATTGTAAAAAAATACTTCTCATTATAATTTTCAAAGAATCACAATCCTGTTGTCCAACAAGATATTGATTATTTGATTTTTTATATACACCAGCTCTAATTCCATTTTGTATTATTTGTATATTTTCTTTAGAAAAAAAACATGTTGATAGTTGTGTTTCATTCCATAATCCCAATGTTGGGTTTCTAAAGGTTGAACATTGATTTGCTGAAATTTTATCATACATATTAAATAAAACGGATGTATTAGGACTTTTTATGTCAACTCTACCATTTGAATAATTCATTTATAATAATAAAATATAAAAAATTATATACATTTATTTTATGGAAGCATTTCAAAGAATAGTTTTAATTATTGCGATAGTTATATTAATATTTACTTTACTATTTATAGGCGTTAAATTGAATCAACAAAAGATGGGAAATTGGCCACCAATTATTGGAGATTGTCCAGATTATTGGGTAGATGTTTCAGGAAATGGCGCAAGATGTGTAAATACAAAGGATTTAGGAACTTGTAAGTCTTCATCCGGAAAACATTTAAATATGGATTTTACAACTTCACAATTTACAGGGTCAAACGGGTTATGTGCTAAATATACTTGGGCAAATAATTGCGGTGTAAGTTGGGATGGAATTACTTATGGTGTAAATAATCCATGTACAACAACATAAACACAATTATTTCATATATATATATAAATGGAAGTATCATTCAAGGACAATTCATTATTAAATTTAATTTATATCATGCCAGATGATATTAAATATATGATTAAACAATATTTAGATGTGTTAACAATTATTTTTACAAATAAAAATAATTATATGATATATCATAAATATTTAAGACCCTATATTATAAAAAATCATTATGAAAATTACATTAGAAGCATAATAAAAAAAGACTGTGAATTCGTATTTAAACAACTAATTTATGAAAATTGTGACAAGTGGATATTATTAAAGGGTTATGTATATAAAAATAATATATATAAAAATTATATATTATTTTTAATTAATTTTTGTATTGAGCACGAATCCGTTAAATGTTGTGATATGATAACCAAATTTTTAGCTCAAAAACAATTATGTCAAAATAGACATAAAAAGAATATTATTAAATGTATAAAATGAACAGTTTAAATTTAAATAAAATATTAAATAGAGATGAAAATGTAACTATGGTTAAAGAATGCTTACAATTATTTTCTCAAAACACAAATAATCTTACCATAAAAAAAGGAATATATATTTACGGCAGTCCTGGTTCGGGAAAAACAGAATTTATTACAAATATTTTAAAAGAGATGGATTATGATATAATTAAATATGACGCAGGTGATTTTAGAAATAAATCTATTATTGATACTATTTCTAAACATAATATGTCAGATAAAAATATTATGAATTTATTTCACGGTAAAATAAAAAAAATCGCAATAATAATGGATGAAATTGATGGGATGAATAATGGTGATAAAGGAGGAATCAATACATTAATTAAATTAATTCGACCAAAAAAAACAAAAAAACAAAAATTAGAAGAGGTAACTATGAACCCAATTATTTGTATTGGTAATTATCACATTGATAAAAAGATTAAAGAATTAATGAAGGTATGCAACACGGTTGAATTAAAAACACCAACTAATACTCAGATTACTAATTTAATTAATGAATTAATACCAAATTTAGATAATCAATTACTAACAAATCTAATTAATTTTGTTCAAGGAGATTTAAGAAAATTAATAAATATTTACAACATTTATAAGAAAAATAATAACATATTGAATTCAACATTTATTAAGGACATTTTTCAGATAAAATCTTATAATGATGATACCAAACAAATTACTCAAAAATTATTAAATCAGCAATTTAATATTGGCGAACATATGGAAATAATGAATGAAACTGATAGAACTATTGTAGGATTATTATGGCATGAAAACATTATTGATGTAATTGGAAAAATGAAACAAAATGTATCAATCCCATTTTATATTAAACAATTAGACAATATATGTTTTGCGGATTATATTGATAGAATTACTTTTCAAAAACAAATATGGCAATTTAATGAAATGAGTTCTCTTATAAAAACTTTTAAAAATAATAATTTATATCATACTACTTTTAAAAAAAAGATGAAATATAACCCGGTTGAAGTAAGATTTACTAAGGTTCTTACAAAATATTCAACTGAATATAATAATTATATATTTATTCAAAATTTATGTCAACAACTTGGAATGGATAAAAAGGATTTGTTTTCATTTTTTCTTAATTTAAAAAATAAATATACAGACAATGAATTATTATTAATTTTTGAAAATTATGAAATTAATAAATTAGATATTAATCGTATTTATAGGTATCTTGAAAAATACACAAAGGAAACTATTAACGACGAAAATGATGCTAATAATGATGATGAAAGCATATACGATTAAAGAATTAACTTATTATATGTTTTTGTTTTTCATACCATTTTGATATTGTTTTGGTCGATAGTTTATAATGTTGATGTGTTTCGTATTGTTCTGGTGAATCGTAAAACAATACCTCCTTGGTCTTATTATTTTCACATGTATTTATTGAAATCTTGAATAACATATCCTCATCCTTTGTTCCAACTCGTAAATTCTTATATTTAAGTCCAGTTACTGCGTTTATTATTAAGGATTGGTTATGTCCAGATGAATAATATTCTAGTAAATATTTATGTTTTATGTTATTATCGTCTATATAAGTTTTAATAACTTTATTATATCCGGTATCTTTTGAAGTATTATCATTACTTGATTGTTTATTATCTACATCATTATAGTTCATTGGATGAAATCTATCGTCATCGTATATCATTCTATATAATATAAATTATTTATTATCTTTAAATAATTTATAAATTTATTATTTCTCGGGTGCGCCTTTTTTTAGTGCGATTTTTTCCGCAATTCGTTCTTTAATTAAAGTTGAAATTTTGAATTCAAGATATTCAACTTGTTCTTTAAGATTTTTATTTTCGTTAAGTACTTTTTCTAAATAATTGTTTTGGTTTATAAGTGTATTCATTAATTGACTATTGCGTTGTTCTTCAATTAGTTTATCTCTTTCAAGAAAAAAAACTTCCAATTGTTTTACAACATCCGGTTTATTTTCTAATTTACCAGGTGAATAATCAACTAATAAATTGTCTATATCTTCCGTATAAAACTTTTTTAATACTGGGTCTTTAATAAATTCATCAACGGTTCGTGTTGACAATTTTACTTGTGGATTCATTAATGAATCATCCAACAACTTCTTTTTATCTAAAGTGTTATGATCATGTGAAAATACTAAAATGGTTTGTAATACATCTAATTGTACAAATGGAATAGTATAATTTTTTAAAAAATGTTGTTCTTCTCCAAATGTACTATTGTCATCATACTTTGTTATATTTAATAATTTTTTTTTAAATGCGAATGTAGCAGCTGTAGAATGATTTGGTCCGTATGGTCCAAATTGGTACATTTTATTAATATGTTTAAAAAATATATGTAATTCACTACAACCGGCACATAATACAGATGGGTTTTGTTGTAGGGTTTTTACAGCATGCATAATTCTGGTTGGTGGGTAATAATCGTCATCATCCATATAAATTATAATGTCTCCTTTACAGTTGCTATGCGCAATATTTCGTTTCCTACCCAATGTCATTTTTTCGGAAAACTTTATATATTTAACTAATGGTATATTAATTACAAGGTCTTCGATTTTATCAGTTCCATCATCAATAATAATCCATTCAATTTTGTGTTTTGGATATGTTTGTTGATTAACACACTTTATTATATGGGGTATAAATGGTCTACGATTAAATGTAGGTGTACAAATACTAATAAAGGGTAACCCTGTTTTTTTCATTTATTAATATTATATTAATTATTTTAAATACTTATTTAATTTATTATTATTTAATCTTTATGGAACAGGTTGTTTAATTATATTTGGTTCTATTTCTGGGAGTTTTGGTTCTATTTCTGGGAGTTTTGGTTCTATTTCTGGCAGTTTTGGTTCTATTTCTGGAAGGGATTTGTCTGAGTTGATTTTTTCTGGATTAACTTTTGTTAGTTCAAGTGTTTTTTTAAAACTATCTTTTTTTAATTTATTTATTTTAGATAAGGTATCTATATTAATGGTTGACAAACCTCCGCAACTTTTTTCGGCAATATCATAATCTGATAATTCACCAAATGTAGATAAATTTAATTCTGGATTTGAAAATAACGGTATTTTAAGTATTTTAAAATAAATTAATAAAATAATAATTAATGACAATACTCCACCATTTGTTCCAAAAATATTAAATGCTTTTGAGATAACAGCATAACATATTATATATGATAATAATGATTTTTTATAATAAAATACATCAGTTAAAGCATTAATAAAATTATAATCAGACCCATCACTAACTTTTGTAGATGTCATGGTAACTGTAGATAAAAAGCAATAAATTAAACTAAAAAACACCAAAACTGGAAATACAACAGTTATAAAAAATAACATAAAACATAATAAAATAATAACTATGATTATTGAAATAATAAAATTTGAACTAAAAAATGATACTTGTTTAAAATAATCAGTTGGTTCTATAATATTATTTTCGTTAGAATTATTTGTATTTATTTTAAATATCCAAAACATTTTTGTAAAAAATAATATAATTAAATATCCCCAACTTAATAAATAAATTAATGAAAAATACAATAATGTAATAAAAGGTGAGCCCAATATAATTACTGATTCGGAAACCCATTTATTCAAAAAGTTTAAATATACATTTAAACTGCTATAAATAAAACACAATAAATTTTCTAAAATAGTTATAAAATACATTACTACAGGTTTTAATTTTGGATTTGTTGTCATGTTTTTTAAAGAATCTATAATAACATTTTTATTATTATTTTCATATAAAAACTTTATTTTTTCAGAGTTTTTTATATCATTTATACTTGTGACATTGATGTTTATATTTTTAATGGTTGGTATAAGGTCTAATGGAGTATCATTATAAGGATTACATAATAAATCGGTTGGTAATATATTTGATTGTGCGACCTTACAAGCATATAATATGGAGGTTCCAATACATATAATTATTAATAATATAATTATAGAATATATAATTGATTTTATATATGTTAATATTTGTTTGCCTGTATTATTAGATTGCGTTATATTATTTTTTTTATTATCAATTATTGAAGTATCTTCATCAGTTGTCGACATATTATATTAAAATGATATAATAAATAAATTATTTGTACATCTTAACAAAAAACATTATTTAAAATTTAATTCTCTAAATAACATCAAATTATAATATTCAATTATAATATGTTTCAACAAAAACATAAATTGTTCATATTATGTATTTTATTAATTTGGTTTATATTTAGTTGGATACATTTTTTAACTACAAATAATTATATTAAAGAATGTTACGAAAATTATTATAATAACACATTTGCGCCAATAAAAGATAGAGGTGATTTTACAACAACTCATACAGTTAATATGCCATTAACAACTAAATTTAGTTGCACAAATATGTGTATTAACTCAAGATGTTCTAAAACAAAAGAACAATGTTTATCTGATGTAGATTGTCCCGGTTGTCAACCATATTTTCCTTTTAGTAAATCAAATACAACAAATACACCAAATATTAATGGTGAAAATGAATCAGGTAAAATGACTGTTGGGGTTACTCCTACTTTTTCAACATTAACGACTGATATTGGAACACAATCTAAATTATATACAACAGACAAATTAAGTCGTGCGCCTCAAGCAAATTTTGGTATTAATACATGGGGAAGTAGTTTTAATGAAGGTGAAAAACTGTTTAATAATAGATACAACTTAGATAATTCAAATACCATGGTAAATTATCCAAAAAGGTTTACAGTAACTGGTGAATTTTTAAATAATGGTCCACTTGCGTCAAATTCATATTTACATTAAATTTATGTTGCATACATTAAACCCGCATTACCAGAAACAAAAGTTACAATATTAATTCTCTCTTCTAAAACAACCAGATTAAAATTATAATCATAAATTCTCCATGTAGGTTTATTTATACCTATTATATTTCCGGTGGATGGGTCACAAATGGTTAATGTTTGAGCATTCGGGTCCAGAGCTGGAAGGATAGTATTAAATTCAAATTCAATTAAATTAAATCTATTTGAATTTAACGCACCACTTGGTTGTAATACTAACGGATTTGTATTTAAACAAAAATTATAACAATAAATACCAGGTGGTGCGTATCCATTTGTTCTTGTATATTTTTCTATATAATTATATACACCAGAAGGTTGAAGATTCTCTCTATATTGACCATCTAATAAAATACCTAAAGAAATCAAAATATTACGAATATTTTCTATATTAAAATCACCTGTAATCATTAATCCAGTTAGTGATTGGTCTGGATTTTCACCAGGACCAATTGTGGGGGGGGTGGTACCTGGGTTTGGAAAGGTTCCTGTTAAAGGTGCGTTAATTAGTTCACTTGGTATATAGTCATATGGCCAATTTGTAAAATTAGACCATTGATTTCTTAAATTAGCATCACTTCTTTGAAAATAAAACATCCAATTTGAAATTAACCCAACGGAATCTAATTGAACTTTATTTGGTCCTGTTACATTGTAAAATATAGATTCGTGTGCTTGTTTAAATAAATATTTTTGTTCATTCATCGCAAATAATCTCGATTCATCATTAGAAAGAAAACAATAAGTACAATTTAAATGAATATCTGTGTTCCATGATGTTTTTGTGTTGACATATGATGTATAATCTAACGCAACATTTGGCGGTGGTTGTAAAAATCGATAAAATTGCATATACCATAAATTAAAATTTGGTGCTACATAAGGATATGAATTGGTTGAGTCCAATACATCTCGAATAACAAATAATTCTTTTATAGGACGCATAGTTATAGTTATATGAAGTTCATTATATTGTAAGGCTACTAATGGAAATGCTAATTGTGTATTTAAATTAAACCAAGCATTTAATGGGATATATAATGTTTGACCACGAATAGATGGTTCAGGGTCTACATTACTTGTATTATAATACGCGTTCGGGTATGAATTTGAATATGTTTTTTTAGGGTCATTTAAATTAGATGTGTTTCCAATCATTGTATTAAATAAATTTATTTTTGAATTTGTAAAGTCTCGTAAAACAGCTGCTAATAAATATGTCCCTGAAAACTCCTGTAGCTTTTGATTTCCACAAGTAATTGTTATTTGTTCGATCATTTGTGCTCCGAGATAATCAATCCATTTAAATTCATAAGGTGCCCAGGTTGATAACGCATTTTGTGGTGGTAGAATTGGACTCCAAATATCGGGTAAATTAACAGATAAATAACAATCCATTAATAAATCGGCATATCTAGGTATTTTAAATACAAATTGTGATGATTCATTTAATTGTAGAGTTTTTGCTCCTTCAAAATCAACCCTAAATTTTTGCATACCAAAATTTGTATACTTTGAGTAAGTACTTTTAAAAAATGTTTTACTTGGATTTCCGTTTAATATAACATTCTGTTGACCCTCACTAACAAGATTTAATAATCCTCCAGGCATTATAATTTATATTATATCTATAATATTATTTAACTTTTTTTATTATTAAATAGTATTATAATAAGTATGACAACACAACAATTTAGTGATTTAAAAAATCAAATATTAAATCTTAAAGAAAACACAATATCAACAATTATTTTTGTTAGTATAATTTTTATAATTATTTTAGCTATATGTTATTATTTATATAAAAAAAACTTGAATTCAAGAGAATGTAAGTTTATGACTAATATTTATGGAACATTGAATAATAAAATTAAACCTATAGATTCAAAATATAAAACATTCAATAACAATTTATTAGATTATTATATTAAAACATCATATAATTGTTGTAGTGGTGGTAATTATAAAAATGATTATGTAAACACATGTAATTTAATTAATGTATTAAAACAAGGTTGTAGAGGTCTTGATTTTGAAATATATTCTATTGATGATAATCCAGTAGTTGCGACTTCTACTTCAAATAATTATTATGTAAAAGAAACCTATAATTATGTTAAGTTTTCAGATGTTATGAATATATTATCTAATTATGCTTTCTCACAAAGCACTTCTCCTAATTATACTGATCCAATTATTATTCACTTAAGAATATTAAGTAATAATCAAAAAATGTTTAATAAATTTGCACAAGTATTTGAGTCATATAATAATTTATTGCTGGGTAAAAAATATAGTTATGAAAATCACGGTAATAATATAGGAAATATTCCTATATTAAATTTAAAGGGTAAAATTGTTGTTGTTGTCGACAAATCTAACACATCTTTTTTAGATAACCAACCATTTTTAGAATATGTAAACATTACCAGTAATTCAATTTTCATGCGTGCGTTACATTATTATGATATCAAAAATACTCCTGATATAAATGAATTACAAAATTATAATAAGCAAAATATGACGATTGCTATGCCAGATATAGGTTCAAATCCACCAAACCCAAGTGGTATTGTTGTTAGAGAAACTGGATGTCAATTTATAGCTATGAGGTATCAATATATTGACCAATATATTGAAGAAAACATCAGTTTCTTTGATGAAAACGGTTTCGCGTTTGTATTAAAACCTGAAAGGTTAAGATATATTCCGGTTATATTGCCAGACCCTATACCTCAAAAACCTGAGTTATCATATGAAACAAGAAACATATCTTCCAAATATTATAATTTTAATATTTAATAATTATATATTATGAAACCTAAAATATGTGATAAATCTGTTAGTTTTAGCGAGTGTGAATTAGTAATTTTACGATTACAAGTAGACGCGAGTGAATATAAACAAAAAAAACAACATATTATTGAACATTCCGCAGAGTTATCTGGTATGTTTAAAATTATTGAAGACTTTTTAAAAAGAAAAAAAAATATTTGTTATGGTGGAATTGCGATAAATGCGTTATTGCCTGAAAACGACAAAATTTATGATGAAAGTGATTTACCTGATTATGACTTTTTTTCTGCAGATGCTTTAAATGATGCTAAAGAACTTGTTAATATTTATATTAAACATGGTTATACGGATGTAGAAGCTAAATCAGGCCAACATCATGGAACATATAAGGTTTTTGTAAATTTTCAAGGGATGGCAGATATTACTAATATACCTAAAGGGTTATTTAATGCTATTAAACAAAAGGCGGTTGACGTAAAAGGAATTTTATACACAGACCCGGTTCTTCTACAAATGTCTATGTACCTGGAATTATCAAGACCAGATGGAGATACAAGTCGATGGGAAAAGGTGTTTAAAAGACTTCGACTTATAAATAAATATTACCCATTGCCAACTAATGATTGTAATAAAGTTCATTTTCAGCGAAAAATGGAGAATATGTATAAAAATGATGAAATTTATGAAATTACCAAGAATGCGTTAATTAATAACAATGTTGTATTTTTTGGAGGTTTTGCGATTTCACAATATTTGCGATATATGCCTAAACACATACAGAAACAAGTTAATAAAATAGCAGATTTTGATGTTCTTTCTATTGAGCCGTTAAAAACAGCAAACATAATAAAAAACGAATTAAATAAAAACGGAATAAATAATGTCTCAATATCAAAAAAATCAAGTATCGGCGAAATATTACCTTTAAATTATGAAATAAAAATAGGAAATGATACTATTGCGTTTATTTATCAACCTTTAGGGTGTCATAGTTATAATATTTTAAATTCTAACCATAAACAAATCAAAATAGCAACAATTGATACCATGTTAAGTTTTTATTTAGCATTTATGTATGCGAATAAACCTTATTATGATCTTGACCGTATATTATGTATGTCTAATTTTTTATTTGAAGTACAGAAACACAACCGTTTAGAACAAAAAGGATTATTAAAACGGTTTAGTATAGATTGTTATGGTTATCAACCAAGTTTAGAAGATTTAAAACGAGAAAAAGCTAAAAAATTCATTGAATTAAAAGATAAAAAGGGAACAAAAGAATATGAAGAATGGTTTTTAAATTACGCACCATTACAGAAAAATAGCATAATTAATAACAAGAAAATGACACGCAATAAAACTAAAAACAAAGCTTTTAAATATAAAATGAAAAATAAAACCTTAAAAAAAAAAGGTATTTTCTGGTAAATTATTTAACTGTGAAATAAACAGTTATTTTACTTAATAAATAATATAATAAACTAAATATAATACTCGTAAATAAATACCCGTTAATATTTAAGTTACCATCTTTTAAAAATAAAATAGGCAAATATCGAAATAAGTATTTTCTGAAAATAGGCAATTGAAATAAAAAATATAATACTGCTAATAAGATTGGAATTTGAAGTTCATTATACATTTCATCTAAAGTGTTATTATGTGTTTTTGGTGTAGGTTGAGTTGACATATCATGGTTGGATATATAATCAGTTTTATTTTTCTCCTGTGGAATATAATTAGGTTGTATCTGTTCATCTTGAGTGAAAATATTGGTATTTTGAGGTATATCTCTAGATTGAAGTTGTGTTGCGCCTGTATTATTTGCTTGTTGAAGATCATTCATTAATTGATTTATGGTTGTTTGGTCTAAACCGTTATTCTGCTCATTCATTTTGGGTTTTTCAGTTATACTTAAATTGATATTATTTGTATTTAATCCGGCACCATAAATTGAATCAGTTGGTAAATCTAAAATACTAGTAGTATCGCTCATAAATATTATAGATATTGATAGATTAATAATATTTACGCAAAATTAATTATTTTTTTATCCTTGGAACATTTTGAAAGGGTTGGGACATATTTATAACATTTATTATCCGTTTTATATATTTTATTTGTGATATCTTCTATATTTGCGGCATAAAAAGTGAGACAGTTTTTACCTTTACAAACACTTCTAAATAATGAGGCTAATCCTAAACCTAATAAAATAGATAGAATGTATCTACCAGTTTGTGTATGTATATATTTTTCAAAATTTATCATTAACGGATATATATATTATGTTATTTTTATTTATGTTTGAATTGGTATCTGGTTAATTTTACTTTCATCAGTTGGACAATTTAATTGTACTTCATTAAAGGCAAAACAGTTTTCTGATTTATCTCTAAATAATAGTTTGTCGAATGTTTCTGGTGTTGGATAAATATAAATTGTTTTTAATTCAGGACCCATTATATAAATAAAAAATAATCCTATAAATAAGCTAATTAAAAAAATAGGTATTGATATATATTTTAACATTATATATTATATAATTATTAAAAATCGGTATTAGTATGTTCTGATTCTTTAAGTATATCATTATTTAATTCAGCCTCATTGTTAATACTCATGTTTGATTCAACAGAATCCACACCAAAAATACTATTCATCAATGATTCATTATCTATTACATCTGGTACATTATCTATTACATCTGGTACATTTTTTGTAGGGATTTGTGGTGCTTTTAATGTTTTTGTTTTTTTTTCAATTATAGGTTTTATTTTTTTGGTTTTATTTGTTGGTTCAAGATTTTGACCAAGATTTTGAGGTTTTGTTTTTTTGGGTTTTATCTGTTTTGGTTCAGTGGGTTGAAGTTTAGATTTATTTATATTATACACACCTGGGTTATATTTAAAACTTATAATTTTAGGGTCACCATAACATCTTTCAAATGTTTCTATTGAATATGGAAGTTGAAACAAACTATATGTTAACGTTCTGTCATTAAATTCCACAAAGTTATACTTATATTTAAGATTTCGCAATTTATCCAAGTTGGGTCTTAATGTATTTTGATACAGTTCAACAAGGTCCAATACAAACTGTGTATTATTTGTTTTATTATATTCATTCATTAAAGATTTAATTTGGTCAATGTTTACATTAATATCAAATTCTGTGATTTTTATTTGTTCTGTGTCATTTTTATTATTAATAATCATTTCGTACTGTTCCAAATCTATTTTTAAACGGTCTGTATATTCTGATATATCATTTTTAAATGTCTCGAAATTCTTTAATGCCTTATCTTTTAAAATATAACCAAACATTGTGTTATTTTTATCATAAATAATATCATTTTTAATATTTTGAATAAGAGATTCAATTTCTTTTAAATCTTCTTGTAATGAATTACAATAGCCAACATTAATATTTATATTTAATTCACACGGTTTTTGTTTATCTCCACAAATAGCCATTAAGTTTCTGTTATCTAATTCTGGATTATAAGTGGTATAAAATTTGGATCCTACACGTCTTTCACAATTAATACATTTGGGGTTAAACACTTTGTTTACATCTATATCACCTGATTCAACCTTCTTTTTAAAATCGGAAATGTCCTTTTTGGTATTAATTTTATATTGACTTTTTATATTATAATAATTATATAAAGCATCAGTAAATTCATCAGAATTTATACTTGTCATTATCTATAATTTAGATATATTTTAAATTATTTTTATGTATTAAATCAAATTCGTTATCCCAATTAGGTAGTCCAGTAATTAATTCTTGTTGTTCTCTTCTTTTAGCATTTTGATAATTTTTAATTTTGGATAATATATATTGTTGTTTTTCTCTGTTTTTTTGTTCTATTTCTTTTGGTTTTAATTTACCTTTATATTTATAAATTAATAAGGTTCCTAAAATTGTGAGAAAAATACATAATAAAAAAATGTTAAATAAAATATTATTAAAAATGTTTTTAAAGTTTCGACATTGTTTTAATGTTTGATTTAAAAAGGATTTTACACCAGGTTCTACTAAAGTTGGTTTAATTACTTCTTCAAATTCCATAATAAATAGTATTATTATACTAAATTAATTTATACATAATATCTATGAATAGTTATATAAATCTAATAACATTTATAATAATTACATTATTATACTTTTTTAAATTAAAACCGACACTAACATATGATATACTAAATGACCCCAATAAATTATTAAATTATACTAAAAGTAACTATACTTATTTAGGTGTATATTATTTATTTGTTTTATTGAGTCAAATTATTTTAAATTCAGCTCTTATTATTAATTCGTGTGGTGGTAGTATATCCAAAAATATTGGGGTTGCTAGTTTGCTTACAATTATACCATGGACTTTAATTTTTGGAATAATTATTATTGTTCTAATTATATTTCCAGGATTTAAATCTGCGTTTTCTGATGTAATCGGATATTTTTATGTTTCTAATTCTGCACATTCATTACTAAGTAATTTATTACTAATTGATGAAAAAGTATCAACTGATATAGATAAGGCAACCATAAATGATGCTAATACCCAACAAGCAATGAAACACGCCGCGAATGTTATTATAAAATTATGTGGAAATATGGGCATTTTAATAAATCAAATTGTTCCATCTAATTTTATAGATTATTGGAAATTACTTGATCCATTAATGAAACCAGAATATAAAAATAATGCTAATGAACAAATAAGAACGGATTTATTAAATATTGTTATTTCTAGAGACAATGTTGGAGAAGCCATGTGGTATGTATACACCGGAATTTTATTGATATCAATCGTTCAATATAATATTTCATCGAGAGGATGTGTTAGTGATACAGCAACCATGCAGAAAAATTATAAGACATTTTTAGAAAATGAAAAAATAAATGAAAAACAAAAAGAAAACATAACTTCTCAAACTTATACAATTACAAACTAATTTAAAAAAAGCGTGGATATGCGATATAATACATTACAAAAAGATAACATAATATTCCTAAAACAATTGATAATAACCATACTGGAAGAATTGTTTTATTTCTATAACCAATACCAAAAACACGAATACTTCCGTCAGAATTATATAAAAATTGTGGTTTAATTACTTGAGTTAATCCAAATATAATAATAAATAAAACAATAGATGTCATTGTTATATTTTCTCTCACAAATTGTCGGAACATTTATATATAATTACAAAAATATTTTATAATTATATATTGTATTATATAATTTTTGTGTCGACAACCAACTAATTATAATCATTATAATCATCATTTGTATTTTCAAAACCATCATAATCTCCATCATTATAATCTTCCGTCATATGGGACATATCGTAATTCTCGCGGTCAATTTCAGCATCTATCTCGTTCTGTTCCATTAAATCATCCACATACATATCCATATTTTCGAAATGTACATTTTTATTTTTTGCTATCATATTCTCAAGTTCCATTTTTTTATTATTTATATGTTTATCCATCTCTATTTCATCATCATAATATTCTCCTACATATTTAGTTAATCCCTTTTGTAATCCTTTATTCCAAACACCAAGTTTATTTATTTTAAGCATTGTATCTGCCTGGCGTTCTTCGTCAGTTAGTTCTTTTAATCTATCTGTAAATGTGTCTTTTTCCTTTTCCTTTAATTTAAATATTCTATCAACGATTAATTCATTTGAAGTGTCTATTTCTTTTTTATGTTCGGTCATTAACTCAATATAAGTAAATAACAATTCAGCATTTTTCTGTCTTAATTTTTTTTGATTACCACGAATGATATTTACATCCGTTTCTATATCATTTATATCTAAATTATATACTACTGAATTCATAATCGAATAGGTATTTTCTTCACTATAAGTATTATTTACAATATTCTCTTCAATTGATTCTGTTACAATCATTTTTTTATCTTGTGACAAATCAATATAATTCATTAAAACTTTCAAAAATAAATGTTCGAATAGAAATTTACATGTTCTGTCATTAAATATTTGTTTTGAATCATTAATACAATGAATCTCTTCTGATAATTGTAATATATTTTTTGATGTTTTTTGAATAGTTCTCAATATAAGAAATAAGGTTGAGTCATTATAATATTTTTGTAATTTTTTTAAATTGTCCGCGATAATTATTCTTACATCAACAAAATGTTTTAAAGATAACACTTTAGTAAAAGGCCATCCCTCATGTATAACGTGTTTTGTTTTATTTAATATCATATTAGGATAGGTCACGACTATATTTTGAATATAAGTTTTAAAAAATTGAATTCTATTATATAATGAATCATTCGAAACATCACCTTCTTTATTTTTTGTAATTTTGTCTCCTTCCCAAACATTTAAATTATCTACGACATTTTTAATATTTCTTTTGTTAATAGTTGTGTTAGATTCAAGGTAGTTTATTATATTAAGTTTAATACTATTGTTTTGTTTAATTAAATAATTATTAATATTTTTTGTGGAAACGTCGACATTATTTGAATTAATAAGATTTTTAATTAAAAGTTGTAGTTCAGGTTCAATAACTTTTTCATTATGTTTATTAAAGGATGTTAATAGGTCATTTAATCTATTAAATTCTGGAATATTTACTAATGGGTATTTTATATTAATTATATTTTGTCTACTAATTAATTGTAATAATCTTAAAAAGTTTTCAATTGAATAAGTTTTTCCTTCTTGTTTTAATTTTCGGATAATTTCACTAATAGAATCACTATCATTAATAAAATCAGGTTTTATATTACATAATGGTATTAAAATTTCATTAATAGGCGTTGGTGTTTTAAAATGGCAATACATAATAAATGCGGAATAAATCGTTTGTTCGCTATAATCAGACGATAATTTTGGATATACATTTTTTGAGTTTATTTTAGTTGAGAATAAACAAGCGTTAGATAATTGATGTATTTCATATAATATATATGATAGTTGTTCGACATTAATATTAAATTGTGATATGTCATTATTTTTATTTTTAAAATATTGAATTGTAGATATATCGCTATTTTCATTACAACACGCGTTTTCAATATAAGGCTTATTATCAGCGGTTACTAATAATAATTTTTGTTTATTAATTACATCTTGTATTTTTTCTTGTATTGCTAATGAGAATTTTATTATTTTACCTTCGATAATAAGGTTTTTTTCGCTTTGATTAAATGATGATTTTTTAAATTCTGTTGAGATATTCACTAAATTCTTAATTTTAAATTCAAACAATGGAGGTAAAAAATTCGTCCAATTTGTAATTTTATATTCTTCACTAATTAATATTTCAGGATTTCTTAAAAGGTACTCGGTTTTTTCATTAAATTTACGAGTTATATCAGGCAATGGTAACAAATAATTATCAATCGCCACCTTTATTAAATTCGCAATAACAGTTTCTTTTTTTCTTTCAAGAACGTTCCATGGTTTTTTTTTAGATTTTAACTTATATAATACACATGCTAAGTAATTCACACTTTGTAAATCTCCAACTCCTTCAAACGGGTAACCATCAAATGACTTTACACATCCAGGATATGTTTTTCTTGTTTTTATAGAAGGAATGCTTGTTTGTATACTAATTAAAAACATTCCTGTCGTGGTGTATAACATTACGGTATTATAGAATTCTTTATATGTTGGTATTGGTTTACCTTTATTCATCGCATCATTATATTGTTTTGAATAAGCCTCTTCACTTTTAACGTTTTCTTTAATTACATTCGATACTGTATTTATTATATATTCAATTTGACTATCAATATTCACTCCTATAAGGATGGATAATACATTAATTATATTGTAGATAAGTGTAAATTCCGGACTATCGAAAATTTTTAAATTTGGTTTAGGAAGAGCAAGCGCATCACCCATAGTCCGTTCTAAAACATCATGAGTTTTGACACGAAACCCATCTTCATATTCCTCCTCAACCTCAAAATCTATTCTTTTTATAACATATCCGCTGTGTTTATCAACCCACGAATCGCCATCATCACTTAAAGCACCTATTTCTTGTATTATTAATTGAAGAGCAATATTATATGAATCAGGAGATTTAAAAAAAGCAATCGCTAATTTATATAAAAAGACAGGCAATAATTTAACATTCGTTTTTATACAATATAACCAATGTTCGCTTTCTTGTTCAACTGGTAACTCTGTTAATATTTTATTATAATGTTGTCTTGTAAATGTATTTACAAATTTGATAATATAGTTTTGTTTTTTTATAAATTCAGGTTGTTTTAATATAAGGTCTCTTAATTTAGCATATGGTGAAATAACAGCAACACCATCCTGATAATTATTTTGTGTGCCAATTTTATATTTTTGTTCGTTATATTTAAACATTTCATAATACTTTAAATCGGATAAGATTGGATTTATTTTTAAATAATAATCAAACATTTTATAAATATGTTCTTTAAGTTGTATCTGTGATGTTTCGTAATTTTGGTCAAACTCGCCTAAAATATTATTTAATAGTTTTTTTTGTGAATTTAAATTAGATAATCTAGAAGTTTCACATTTATCATTTATTTTTTCTGCAGAACTAACACAATTAAATTGTAGATTACATAGAATATTTTGATTATTACTTATTCCATTTTTTTCTACAAGCTCGTCTAATATCCATTTATTATTTTTTCGAACATAATAAGTTATTTTTGGGAGATCCATTAATATAGCATAATTTCCATCCAATACCTGTTTAACTCCGTTTATTAAAGTATCAGCCAAATATTCAGATTCAGTTTCGTTTAATTTCATGCTTGATTTAAGTTTTTCAATTAAAAATACCATAAATAATTCTGGTGGCATATTCATTAATTCCTTTGTGTAATTATCCAAAATACCGTAATTTGTAGTATCATATTGTTTATCGAAATAAATAACTGAATCGTTATCATTCTCCAAATCATAAATATCAAAATATTGCTTAGAAATTATATAATTTTTACATGTATTGTTTTTTTTCTCATTTAGTATTTGTTTCTCTAATATTTCATTATCCTTTTCTAACATATGGTTTATGTCTTCAGGAAACATAAGATATAAAGTATCAATGCTGATAGCACTATTATATAAATCTCCAAAATCCCTTAAAACTATTTGTTTTAATAACTCGGAATTTGTAAAAACAGACCCTAACTTATCTGTAAAATCATATTTTTCAAATACAGATTGACTTAAATTATCTTTTGTAGACAATAAATTAAATAATGGCAATGATTTATTTTTCAATTTAAATCTTTCATCTATTCTTTTAAATTCTTGTAAAACCTTGCTTTTTTCAATAAAGCTTTTATTATAATCTGAAATTTTTAAATTAATAAACTCTGTTATTTCTTTATATTGAGAATATGTTAAATCATCAGAATAAACCAAAAAGGGTTCTAAATAACTGACAACATCAATAATAGATAATTTCCCAATAATATATTTTTTCATTAAATTAAATAAAATTCGTGTTTTGGGTATAATTGTATCAACAAAATCCGGATAATTTCCTTTTATTTGTTTTTCGGGTAAATTTAAAACAAAATTCTTAATATTATTGACGAAATTATTTTCATCAAAATTTAATTCTTGATTCACATTCTCAACTATAATATTATTTATATTATACTTGGTTGGTTGAAATAACTGCCAGTAATTCAAAAAATTAATATTTAAATTAGATTTATCCATTATAGAAGTATTTGGAAGGTTCACCCGAGAAAATCGTATGGTTGGTTCTGGCAATGTGACAAATGATACAATTTGTAAAATATCAGGATTTGTGAGATTTTCACGATTACTTAACATTTTATTCCCATTAAAACTATATGCGTTTAATCTTTTAAGACCTGTATTATATCTTGTAAAATATGGAGGCGTGGATTCAACATTATTTATGTCATAAATAAATACATTAATGTCTGTTTCAACCTCTTTTTCATGAATAATATCATATTTTGATTCAGAATCAATATAATTAAAAGGTGTCCAATGGGGATTTAAATCTGTGAATAAAGTCAAATATTTATTATCCGTATTTTGTAAAGTATTTGATTTATAATTATTAAAAATTTCACTAATCTCTTGATTATCTTTATAAAAATCAATAATTTCAACATCATTATTTTCTTCAACCTTACTATTTTCTTCATCCTCATTACTTAAGAATATTTTTTTTATATGTTTTACATTAGGTAAAATCCAATATAAATTTTGATTAAATTTTTCAAAATAGGTTGATAATGGTTTCCAATTATGTTTTTTTAAATATGAGGTTAAAACATTACCATATTCATCAAAAATTGAAAAGCTTGTCCTTAATTGTTTATATCTTTCAATAGTAGTATGTATATTATTTAATACAATGCTTGTTCTTTTAATGTTTGGAATGGTAGACAATAAATCATCTAATAAGTCATTTGTTTGTTCTTCAATACTGTATCTTTGTCTATTTGTGTCGACATCTACAAGTTGAACTATAGGTCCATATTCTTCTCTTCCAAATTGAACTTGATTTTTTTGTATTATAAACTCACGAATTTGTGGTTTTACTTCTACTTTATTCTCTGGTTCTTCCTGTGGTTCATATTCTTCTTCATTGTCTTCTGGTTGTGGTTCATCTTCTGGTTGGAATTCATCTTCTGTTGGTTTTATTATTTTATCTCTAATTTCAATTAATTCAATAGGAATATTTAAAGGAATACCTTTATAATCGAAATTTAAATAAATAACATCACCTGATGGATATGTTTTTATTTCTATCATATCACCTTCTAAATTTGTAATTTCGCCAGTTATTACCATAGGAACTTCTCCACCAAAGTATACATTTATCCATGTATTAGGTAATAAATTATTTTGTAATGCGTACCCGGGGTTATCATTACGATTTAATAATGTTATTGTTGTAATTGTGGAATTATCTATTGTTTTATCTTCATTTAGGTTTAACTCTATAGATGTCAAGTTGTCTACATTAATTAATTTAATTTTTGAAGTATCTATATAATCTATAAAAAAAGTGTTATTGTTCAGGTTTGTGTTTGATGGATCTTTAATTGATATAATATCTCCTAATTGTAATTCAAAACTTTTAGATGCATAATTATTATTTTTAATATTTAATGTCATTTGTTTCTATATTTATTGTAGAATTTTTTATGCTTAAGATAAAGTATATTATAATTATTTAATTTGATAATAATAATTATAATAAGGTTGAATTGAAGTAATATCTAGTTAAATGAAACACACATATATTATCCCTAAAATTAAATAAAGAAAAATTTGTATAATAAAATCAATGGAGTGATATTAGATATTCCGAAAATAAAAAACGATTCAAACACGATTGAATTCATTATAGTGGGGTTCTGCGTGAATTTATTATTTTATATTAGAAATACCTTATCATAAAATGTTCCATTACATAATTGGGCTTTTGTTAAACTACGACAATATTTTATTAATTGTTTAACTGTAAAAGTTCTTTTTGGGTTTATTTTATGTATATATGTTCCGCTTCTATCTTTTGATTGTAAAGCATATTCTACGGTATTATTAATATCAAAATGGGTATTTAATAATTCCAATATATCACACGCTACATTTTTTGCTATAAAAGCGTTATCCATATATTCACCTCTTTGTAATTTTAAAAATTCTTGGCCTATATGTGAATTTGGTAAAAATTCATACTGCATACGCATAAGAGCAAATGTTTGACAAAAATGGTCTGTATTTGTTAGTTGTATTCCTGTTTTATATGAATTCCATAAATTCACACCATCAACAGTACAAGTGTAATGAGTTCCTGAACCATTACCATAAAATATTATGGGGTTTCCAGGTATAAAAAAATGTTCTGGTGGTGATGTAGGTCGTGAAACCTCAACCACTTTAATATGTTGATTTGATTCAATATTCAATATATCTTCAACATATGTTTCATATAATTTACTTCCTAATAATTCAATCAAAAATGATAAGTTAGCCTCTGTATCACTTTCTCCTTCAGTTCCTAAAAAAACTGACATGTTGTTAATTGTTCTAGGTTTAATTGTTTTAGGTCTGGTTGTTCTAGGTTTAATTGTTTTAGGTCTGGTTGTTTTAAGACTGTTTGTTTGGTTGCTTCTAATAGTTTTATTTTTTACCGTTTTTGTAATTCTACTATTTGTTTTTGGTGTTTTCATTTATATATTATACAAATTTTTTATTTAAAACTGTTTTTCTATGTTTTTAAATACATTAATAGCATCTATAATACTATCTTTTAAATATTGTTTTACTATTGGTTTATCAACATTATCACGATACGCAACACGAATAATACTTTGTGTATCATGTGGATGAGCCTTTTTAAATCCACAATAGGTAATTGTTTGTAACCCTTCAAAGAATTTTGAATATAACATATACTCAACTATTTTTCCAATAGTATAATCTTCATTTTCAATAATAATATCAAAACAATATTGCATAGTGTTTTTACTTGGTTGTATATCCAATTTATCAGTATCTATGAATGTGTTTAATTCATCTAATCTAAAAATTAAAATATTACATGCTTTACGAATTAATTCTTTATTCGAAAATACCCCGATTGTTTGTATAATAAAATCAAAACTATCTTTTTTTGTTATTCTCATACCATCAAGTAATCTCCAATTTTTTGTTTCATAAACTATATCTTTTTTAATTTTTTCTTCCTTTTCGTCATTCTTCCACTTTTGTATTTGTTTTTTTAATTCCTCTTCTATTTTTATTTCATCAATAGTAAAACCATAAGAACATGTCGACACGACATTAAACATGCCATCTTGTTTTGCGGTTCCAATTGAAAATCCACATGTTAAATGTATATTTTCACCAGGTATTTCATTTGAAATTTTAGGTCGTAATCTTACAAAATCAATAAAATCACCAAACTCATTTGGAGGAAATATTTCTAGTGTGTCTGTTTCGGTTAAATACTTATCGTTTGTCAAATTTTTGATTTTAAAATCTTTAGTTGTGGCATAAATTGTTGTGTCTGTTATATTTTCAACATTTAATTCCATTAAATAATTGTTTAATGGCATATTTAAATCAACAATATGAATGGGAATACAACTTAATCTTTGTTTTATACCTTCATTATGTAATCGAGAAGTGTTTGAAATTATAATCGCATCATTTTCTTCATAGGGTGATGTTTTAAATACAACAGTTGGTATATCTGATAATATAGTTCGCCTGAGAGCGTTAGCTAAACTAACATTTATTCCACTAAGGGTAAATGTTAAAATATCGTTTTTTTCTGTTAAATTATTAACTTTAGGGTTCATATTATTTATATATTAATATATATTTAAAATGTATTTTTAAATCAATTTTTTATAATTGAGTTAAAAATTACAGGCAATTAACTTTATATAAAATAAAGTATATGAATTCTATTCTTTATTATAGTAATTATTGTAACCATTCTAAAACCCTTTTACAAAATTTATCTAAAACACCTTTAGTAAAAGATACCCATTTTATTTGTATTGATAAAAGAATCAAGGATGAAAACAATAAAGTTTATATTTTATTAGAAAATGGACAGAAAATAATTATGCCTGAAAAAATAACTAGAGTTCCTGCGCTTCTGTTACTAAATAAAGGTTATGAAATATTATACGGTGAATCAATCACCCAATATTTTAAACAAAAACAAGAGGTTGTTGTCAAACAAGCAACATTCAATAATTTAGAACCTTCTGCTTTTTCATTGGGAGGTGGAATGTTTGGTATTGTTTCTGACCAATATAGTTTTTTAGATATGGATTCTGACTCTTTATCTGCTAAAGGGAATGGTGGAATAAGACAAATGCATAATTATGTAGACTTGCATTACAACGATAAAATATCTACTTCGGCAGGGGATGACGAACCAAGAGGTTCAAATAAAGTATCTCCTGATATGACTATCGCAAAATTACAACAACAACGAGAACACGATTTAAAATCAATTTAACAACTTATAATATATTAATTTTAAAATATTATTTAAAAACAAAATCAATTATATATATATATTATGTCTATCTCTTATACAAGCGCATTTAATGAACACTTTTTAGAATTTATTACTTACATACACACTTTATTTCCAGACGATCATGAATTATTAGTAGCCAAAAATTCTCTTATTGCGATGAAAAAAGTAAACCCTAAAATTATTCCCAACATTTGGAATACTTTTATTGTTGGTAAATACAGTAATGAAATCGCGAACGGTGATTTAGACTTTTTTATAAATAAGGATTACTCATCAGATTTAATAAACGCATCCAAATCTGATAAAATTATTCAAGCAATTGACCGGTTTCGTAATCCAGTTAAATCTATGTGTCAAGAAGATAAGAATAAAACTATTAAATATATTCAAATTTTAACAAAATTATCTGTATTGTGTAAATAATCGAATTTAATATATATATTTCAAATAGTTTAATTTAAATAAAGAATTTATATATTATACATAATAATGACTACAAATGAATTATTAGTTCCAGATGAATTTTCAAAAATAATAAAAGATTTTGTAAATGACATTAACGCGACCTTTCCTGAATATAGTGTATTTATCAACAAATGGTGGAAACCACATTCTGTTTTCGAACATATTCAAAATGAAGAGGACAAAAATAACGCAATTAAACAATCTGAAACAAAAAGTTTAGAATTTATTTTTAAATTCTGTAAAAAAAAGTTTCCTCCAAGATTTTTTGATATTTTATATAAAAACGAAGAATTATTTAAAGAAGAATCAGAAGTAGATACTGAATTTTTACCTTACATTCATTTTAAAAATTTATGGCAGTGTGATATTACCGAAAAAACACGCAGTACAATATGGAATTATTTACAACTTATTTTATTTTCAATAATAGGAACATTAAAAGATAGGACCGAATTTGGTGATACTTCTAAGATGTTTGATACTATCAATGAAGATGAGTTTAAAAATAAACTTGAGGACACCTTTAGCCAAATGCACACTTTTTTCGAAAATAATGTTTCAATCGAAAAATCTTCTGGAATTAATATTCCAAAAGCAACACAAATTCATGAACACATTACAGATATTCTTGATAGTAAACTTGGAAATTTAGCAAAAGAAATTGCTGAAGAAACGGCTAATGAATTGAACCTTGACATGGATAACATCACAGATATGAAAGGTGTTTTTGAGAATCTATTCAAAAATCCGAACAAGTTAATGGGGTTAGCTAAAAATATTGGTGATAAATTAGATAATAAATTAAAATCTGGGGAAATTAAAGAGAGTGAATTAATAAGTGAAGCAAGTGAAATGTTAACCCAAATGAAGAATATTCCAGGAATGGAAAACTTTCAATCTATGCTTTCTCAATTTGGTTTGTCTGGTATTGGAGGTAGTAATGGTGGAGGTAAATTAAATTTAAATGCTATAGAAAATCAACTAAATCAAAATATAAAATTCGAAAAATCTAAAGAACGAATGAACAAAAAATTGGAAGATAACCGTAATAATAAATCAAAAATGGTTCCTTTAAATACACAACCAAACCTGCTAGACCAAATATTATCAGACACACAACTAGATGACCTATTTAAAGCTGATTTTAAACCTGAAATTAGAAAACGAAAAAATAAATAATCCATTTTTAATTTAAAATAATATAAATACATTATTTACATTATTTATACATGGAATATTATAATTTAATAAAAAGTAAAGTTAATGATAAATTAATATTTAAACTTTCTCAAATAGGATACGCACTATATTGTAATGCGATGTTTACTAATAGAGTTAACCAAATACCACAAGATATAAATATTGTATCAAAATTAAAAAATGGCGATAAAATATTTATTTGTAATATCGAAATCAATATTTGTTTAAATAAATTAACAAATATTTTAAATGCGAAACAAATTAAAGTTTATTTTTATTTAATGGGTGAACCTATTATTCCTAGAGATATTATTAACAGACTATTGCCTTATTCATTAGCCATATTTGCGAATAATAATGTTTATGAACATCCAAATATACATATTATGCCTATAGGAATTAGAGATTGTGAGTATGTAGTTCCAAACCATAAGGGGTTTAATCACAATTATTTACTTAATGAAGGAAATGTTGTGTGTAACAAAGAATTCTTATGTTTATTGTGTTTTTCATTTACACACAATGATAGAAATGTCTGTTATAACGTATTGAGCAACAAGTCATTTATAACAAATTTAAATAAGAATAAGTATAAAAAACAACCTTCAATTCACTGTGGAAAAGTACCTGTTTGGATAAATTATTATTATACACATAGATCAGATTATACCATTTCACCAAGAGGAGGTGGTGAAGATTGTCATCGTTTTTATGAAGCAATTTATTTAGATAGCATACCTATTGTAAAAAGAACAAATACTGCATTTGATAAATTATTCAATATTTTCCCTTGTTTAGTTATTGACAAATGGGAAGACGTTACAGAAGAGTTATTATTACAAAATAAAGAATTATATTTTAATAAAATCCAAGAGTTTAAAAAAAAATATCCAAATGCGTTTACTGATTTAGACAGTATACACGAATTATTATTACAAACATAAGGCATAATATTTATGATAAATTTATATATAAGATTATATTACGGTATTCTAAAATAAAAAATAAATAATCTTATATATAATGACAATTACATTTTGGTCTAATGATCCGTTAATATTATTTAACAAAGATTATATATTTGAAGTTATTCCAAAACAAGGAATGAGTTATGAACAGAAAATGAATTCTATAACCCGTTTAATTATATATATCGCATTTTTAGGATATATTCTTACAACATCTATAAAATTAGTTTTAGTTTGCTTAGTAATATTATTTTTTATATTTATTTTATATAAAGTTCGCCAACAAAACATCATTAATGAAGGGTTTAATAATAATGAAGATACCTCACCCAAAGTTTATAATTCGTTGATGACATCAAATAATATAACAAATCCTCAAACATTAGAAACATTTTCAAAGAAGGAATTCAAAGAAGGAAATAAAAAAAATCCGTTTAGTAATGTTCTTTTAACAGATATTATGGATGACCCAGATAGAAACGCAGCTCCTCCCGCATTTAATCCTGAAATTGATGAAAACATCACTAAAAATATAAAGAAATCTGTACAACACATGAACCCAGGAATTAAAAATACAAATAAACAATTATTTAGTGATTTAACTGACAATTTTTATTTAGACCAATCAAACCGTTCTTTTTATAGCACAGCAAATACTCGTGTTTCTAATGACCAAACCGCATTTGGAGAATATTTATATGGAAATATGCCTAGTTCAAAAGAAAGTAACGTAGGCGGGGCAATACAACGAGTTAAAGATAGTTATAGATATACGCTTTATTAGTTATTTTTATAATAGTTTAGTAAAAAAATAATGTATAATATATATAAATGTCGAATTATTATAGTTATACATTTGATAATGTATCAAGAATAGGTTTAGACCCGTGTTGCCAATCTCAATCAGATTTACAAAATGTAGAGTATAGTACTTATATGCTTCAAAATTTTTTTGCGTCTGATTGCTCTATGAAAAAACCAATTGATTTAGCAACATCTCAACCTTGTGTAAATTATACTGGAGGTCATAATTCAGGTGCTGGAGGATGTAATATTGATAGTAATTCTAATTTACAAATTGGTAGTATTCAAACACATCCAAAATGTAGAATTGATTTATTTCATAGACCATTTTCAACAGTTCCATATTTAGGAAGAGGTTCAGTTAATCCTATAATTGAATCACAAATACAACAAGGTGAATTAATGATAAATAAACGAAGTGTTAATAATTTAAGCGAACAAAGTTATATTAAATATCATTCAACACCCCTTTTAAAAAGTATTCAAGATAGAATAAATAATCCCGCTTATTCCGTAGAAGGTGCCGCATCAGAGGGATGGGTTAGAGGTGGTGTTCCATCTCGTGAATTAGTAAGAGACTCAAATTAAATACGAAAATATAAAAAGAATATTATAACTTAAAAACTAAAATACAGAATAATTAAATGTATAATACAAAATATACATGTAATTATAATAACGCAAATTATGATACAACACAAGATGACATATATAGAAAAGATATAATGAATATTTTTATGTTAGATATTTTTGATGAAACTATTATAAATAATTCTCTTAACGGTATATTACATAAAGTACAAAATCATCCAGAATTAAATAAATGTATGAAACAAATGGCAGGATTAATGATATCAGAAGATTTAGGAGTTGGTTTATTATTATTATACTCTTTTGATTTACTATATTTAACACATCCGTGTATATGTGATTTTTTAGAAACGGGGACAATATCTCCTGAAAAAATAAATCCACTTTTACAAATGGTTTGTTAAACTGTTAATTGTTTTATTATTATATATTATAAATGGCGTCTACACGTAATAAAAATACTCCTGGTAATTATTGTTTAGAACAAAATGAATATACCCAAAGTGAGGCATACACCTTATATAAAAATTCACAATATGGTGAAGCATATGATACAAAATGGGCAGGAAATGGATTAAATCCAGGACAGATTCCATGGAATAAAATGTCATATAATGCTCCTGATATTGAGTCATTTTTATTTGGGGTGAATTCTACCAATTTAGTTAAAAAAGCACCTTGTTTTACACCTGAATTAAAACAATTAAAATCTGAAAATATATACGACAAAACACCTGTATTAATACCGGAACCTTTAGTAATTGAAAAAAATCAGAGACCATTCCAGTTTTAAATATTTAATCATATTGTAATTTTTCATTTAGCATCATTACTGTTACTGACACCGACCGGAAAGAAAATTAAGACAAATTTTCTATAAAAAATATTTTTTTCTAAATACAACAAGGGTTTCTTGTTGTATTTTGCGTAATTCTCTATTCATATGAAATTGTATTTGCGTGAACAAACATATTTAATAATTTTGTAACATAGTTAAATTATGGTCCGCATTATATCCTAAAAATAAATCTGGGAATTCGGTATGTATTAAATACCAAATATTAACCTCCCAAAATATAGTTTGGTTATTTTCTATAATATGAATGCATTTTTTTTTCATAATATCAGCAAATTGAAGTAATGGGTCTTTATGTCCGCCAAATATACCACCTAAAAAAAACCAAATTATATTTTTAAATATATCTTTATTCGTAAAATCTGGTGATCCTAAAGGTATACGTATGTTGTCGTATGTATTATTATTTAAATTACTTAAACATCTATAAAAATCATCATCATTATTTATAACATGATAAATACCAAAATCTATCCAAATAAACTGTTCACTATTAAATGGATTTTTAAGTATTGCTTCTTTTACCCATTCTGTTTTATTACACTGAACGAACATATACTCAATTGTATCTTTATTGTAATTATCCGTAATTATATCAAAATTTATTAATTTGTCATAATATTCATAAAGATATAAATCTTTTAAATTAATAAATATAAATATAGTATTTGAATTGTCAATGATTTCATCCTTTATATAATTTGTATAAATAGATTCTTCAATAAAAATTATTTTATTTTGTTCAGAATTTATTAATTTCTTACCATATTCAATATATTTATCTATACTTCTATAATTATTAATATTTGTTAAAAACGCACTCACCAAAGTTGTCATATAATAATTTAAAAATAATATTTTTAAATTATTTTATACTTTATTTATACTTTAATAAATTATCAATGTATGATTTACAATAAACGGCTAATTTGGTGGTTCTATCCCAAACGCTATATGTTATTAATACTCGAAAGTCTTCTACAACTAACCCTAATGAATATTCAATAGGTTCGCCTTCAAACTTAAATGGTGCTGAATATCGCAACAAATCCATGTTATCATTAAAAACAACCAACATATGATAATAATGTCTTGGGTCTTCATAAGATACAACATGAAGTATAAACCATAATTCATTGTTATATTTAAATCCACAAGTAGAACCACGTGCGTGTGAAAAAATTCTTGGAATATTTGTTTTTGTTTCAATTAAATTTATACAATTTGTATCACTATCTAATTTACATATTTGTAAAGGGAACCATTTATAAATAATATGAGTTGATTTTAAATAATCAACAAAAACCCAGTTTTTTTCACAAGAACTATTATTAAATGAAGCGGTGATTTCTGTTGTTGGTGCTAATTTATCTAATACTATCTCATACTTTCCTGTAACTATACCTATTTGATTATTCATGTGATATCCAGTTCCAATATATCTCAATTCATTTGTGACAACATCATTAAATATTTTTAGGTCTTCAATGCCAATATATCTTCTATCACAAAATTCAAGGTCAAATATTTTTTCTTTTAAAATTCTAAAATCATTAGATAAATAAACCACTTTATTTGTTGATATGATAAAATCATCGCAATCATGATAACATCCCTGATTATCAATTCTATAATTGACACAACGAATATTCATTAAATATCCATCCTTATTTTTTAATATAGAAGATGATGATGATTTAAAATTAATTAATTTATGACCAACATATTTTTCTATAGAAAACCCAAAATCAATTAATTGAGAAGGAACTAAAATATCTTTATAAAATTTCATATTACTAAATAAATTAGTGTACATATCACTATGTGATGTATTATTTAAAATTAGAATGATTTCATCATTAATATTTTTTATATTATTATATGAAGCAATAATGGAGTATTCATAATATAATTTATAACTATATACATCATTACTTAAAAATAAATAATCGTCAATGTGATTTTTTTTATTTAAAATTGTTATAGCTGAATCGTAAAATAATTTGGCTATTTTGTTTTGACCTGAATGTCTATAATGACATATAATTTCATATAAGGATTCTAATCTATCCGGTAAAAAATTGTAAGCAGATAATAACGCATTAATATATTCAGGTATATTTTTCAAATTTTTATAACATAACCCAATTCTATAGTAACTATACCAAACTTCTTGGTCCCATCCACCAAAGACAATTCTTTTTTTATATATTTCAATAGCATTATTATAATCTCCTGAATCATGATATGTATTTGCTAAATAAAAATAATATCTTTCATTCTTAGGTTCATCAATAATTCCATTTGTAAGTAATTTGATATCTCTTTCAAATTTATCTGATTTAGAACCTCCATCTCCATAATCTTCTATAAATAATTGGGTTTTTAATATATTTTTATTATTGTTATTTGGTGGTGTATTAACATATTCATGAGTTACACCGGCATAATTATACAACCCATTATTTTTAACAATTCTCATATTTTGATAATAGAAATCATCCGACCCTTGTAAAATATGAAAAGAGTCCGCATTAGATAATAGTTCTTTATTAAAAGACCCAATTTTAAGAACCATATCAGCATCCATTAATAAAACATAATCGGTTAAATTCATACAAGCGTGAAGAGCATAATTTCGATTATACGCAAAGTCCTTGAATGGTTCTAATATAATTTTTCCAGGTATATTATGTTTATCAAAAAAAGTGGTTATTAATTCAATTGTATTATCTGTGGATCCTGTATCACAAATACAATAATAATCGATAATTGGTAGGATTGATTCAAGCATTCGTGTAATAATCTTACCCTCATTTTTTACTATCATATTTATACATAATGTGGGAGGAGTACTCATTATAACTCATTCACAATTTTTATTTAAATTATTATTATTATAAATAAATAAAAATATATATTATATAAATGTCATTTACAAGATTTTATTATGATGAATGTAGAACAAAAAAACAATTACAACAGTCTACAGGACCTGGTAGATGGATAATGAATGTTCCAGGTAACGGAGATACACCTTGTTACATTGAAGACCCACAAATTATTATGCAAAAATGGGGAGCAAATATTTGGACAAATTGTGTTAATTTAGAAAGCGAACTTTTAGGAGTAAATAAACCTTTAAGCAAAGATTGTTTAAATAAAGATAATTATAAAAATTATACAGTCCCAACTAACCCAATTAATTATCCAACATGTACAAATTTATTTACAGAACAACCAAGAGCAATTATGCCTGCCTGGACCGCAAGAGATTTAGAACAGGTTGATTGGTATTATCCACCTTTAAATCCTCAAGAAAACACATGTATGTCTTTTGAAAATAATTTAAATACTCGAATTTTAGAAAAGGATAGTTTTAATTCAAAAAACCCATGTATTTATAGTTAATTGTTGTCAACATAAATATTGATTAATTGAAAAAATATAATACTTTATATATAATATGGAAATCGCAATACCAATCTTAGCTTTAGGAGGTCTTTATGTAATATCTAATAGTCAATCACAATCTTCTGATGAAAGTAAAAAAAAAACAATTAAAAAAATGACACAAGAAACTTTTACAAATATGGGTTCTTCACCGAATTATTTGCCAAATCTTAATACACCACCACAAAATTATCCAGTAACAAATACTCCACAATTAATTAATACTGTTCAAGAATACCCAAATCCGAATACAGCGACAGATAAATATTTTAATCAAAATTATTTTGAAAAAAAGGTTAATGAAGGTAAAAATGTTGGGAATAATCCTCAACAAATATATTCATTGACCGGAAATTATTTAGAAAGTGACCAGTTTAAACATAATAATATGGTTCCATTTGTAAAAGGAAAAATTCAAGGATATACTTATACAAATGAATTTGCCGAAACAATTTTAGATAATATGGCAGGCAATGGTTCACAAATAATAAAAAAAATAGAACAAGCCCCATTATTTAAACCAGAAGATAATGTACAATATCCTTATGGCGCACCAAATAATAGTGATTTTTACCAATCACGAGTAAATCCAGGAATGATTTCGAATAATGTTAAACCATTTGAAACTGTAAATGTAGGTCCTGGATTAAATCACGGGTACACAACCGCAGGTAGTAATGGTTTTAATTCTGGTATGGAATCAAGAGATACATGGTTACCTAAAACAGTCGATGAACTTCGGGTTTCTACCAACCCAAAATTAGAATATACGCTTACAAATTTAGAAGGTCCGGCAAACTCTCAAATTAAAAATTTAGGTATGATTGGTAGAGTTGAAAAACAAAAACCAGATACATTTTTCTTTAATACACAAGATAGATGGCTTACAACAACCGGTGTAGAAAAAGGTGAAACATTAAGACCTATTCAAGAAATGGGAGTAATAAAAAGAGTTAACAATTTATCTGATTATAAAGGACCTGCCGGAAGTATAGAAGCTCAAGTTGGACATGCACCAACTGAATTTGAACAACCAAAAAGACATATATTAAACACACATGATGTTACACATTGTTCTGCAAAAGGTAAAGGTCCTATTAATGATATAGAGAATTTATATAAAAGTCATACGAATTATAAAAATCATCGTTCAACCATTAGACAACCGGAAACATTAAGAAGTGGTTTTGGTGGTGCGATTGGTGCTGTAATAGCTCCAATTATGGATATATTAAAACCATCAAGAAAAGAAGAAACTATTAATAGCTGTAGAATTTATGGAGAGGCGTCTTCAAATGTTTCAAAAAGTTATGTTATTAATAATAATGATATAACTAATACAACCGTAAAAGAAACAACCATGTATTCACCTAATTTTTATATCAATAATCAAAAAGAAGGTATCTATGTCAACAATTATTCTCCAACAGAATTAACACAACGAGATACAACTAATTGTGATACTATAGGGAATGTTGGAGGATTATCAAACCAAAATGGTCCAATGGTTTATAATGCGGCATATAACCAACATAATAATGATATTAAATCTCAAACTATTGACAATAGACCAAATCAAGGTGGAACACAATTATTTAATCAATCAATGAATGTCTCTATTGCGAGACAAGATACAGATAGATATAATAATCGTTTATTTACTCCATCATCTGTTATAAAACAACCACCCATGAAAGAAAATTACGGAAGCATTAAAACACCACAAAGTTATGATGAAAATAAAATCGGGTGTGGTAGAATCCAAGGCGATTTGTTACAAGCATTTAAAAATAATCCATATACCCATTCTCTCACAAGTTCTGTATAATAAGTATTCGTACACGATGAATTCAAAATATAATCGTAAATATACGAATATAAAAACATTATTTTAATATTAATAAATAAATGATTAATATTCACAATTCTATAACAGAAAAATTGGAATACTTTCGAACAATACATAAAATACCAAATATTATATTTCATGGACCATCCGGCTGTGGAAAAAGAACTATAGTTCATAATTTTGTTAATAGTATTTATGATAATAATAAAGATAAAATCAAATCTTTTGTGATGTATGTTAATTGCGCACATGGTAAAGGAATTAAATTTATAAGAGAAGAATTGAAATTTTTTGCGAAAACACATATAAACTCAAATGGAGGTTTCATTTTTAAAAGCATTATTTTATTAAATGCGGATAAATTAACAATGGATGCTCAATCCGCATTACGCAGATGTATTGAATTATTTAGCCATAATACCCGTTTTTTTATAATTGTCGAAGATAAATATAAATTATTAAAACCTATACTTTCACGATTTTGTGAAATATATGTTCATGAGCCTGTATATAATGGTTCCACCATTAATTTATATAAGTATAATTTAAGTGAGACATATAACATACAACCCATAAAAAATCTAAGAATCGACTGTTTAAAAAAAGAACTTTTAAAAAAAGAAAACGAAATAATAAATGGAGCAGGTTTATTAGAGTTGTCAACAAAATTATATGAAAAAGGTTATAATGGAATAGATATTATAAATTTAATCGAAAACACCAAATTTTTAAATATCGCAACTTGTAAAAGGTATGAATTACTCATAGCATATAATAAAGTAAGAAAGGATTTTAGAAATGAAAAGTTATTAATGTTATTTATTTTAAACTTTTTGTTTTTAGACAGAAATTATAATTTAGAAAATATTTCATTCATGTAATTTATCATTAGTTAAAAATATAAATAATATAAATAACATAATATTATGGATGATTTTAATATTAGTTCGCTTCATGAATCAAAGAATGAATGGTGCGCAAGATTAATTACCATTTTAACACCTTTTATAATTGAAGGTTATAAATCTATATTTGATGAATCATATAAACTATGTAAAGATAACAATGAACTCAATAAGTATTTAATGACCTTTCAAAATTTTATTTCAAGAGTTCCAAAATGGAATACTTCTATTATTGAACAAGAAAAAAAAAGAATTTGTGAAAAAAGCGGGTGTGGCTATTTAGAAGATTTGGTAACTTGTGTACATATTATACAACTTAAAATTTTAACTAGTATGCGTGCTGGTAATAAACAAAAAAAGATTGATATTAATATCCCAAAATTAGATGAATTTATTCATAAAATATATATTAATGTAGCAAGAAAACTTTATAAAAATGTATATTTATTTGAAATAAATATTTCACCATTACAAATTCAAAAATATAATAGAGAAATGGAAATAATCGTTCAAGAATGTATTTTAAATACTATCAGAGATAGTATACCGGTTGAGACTATTTTAAAGGCATATATGGATGAAACAATTGAAGAAGAAGTTATTGAGGAAATTAAAGAACAAGTAATAAATGAAGAAATACCTACTCATGAAACCCCTGAACCAGTTATTCAGCAAAAACCAAATAATGAGACTGTTAATAATGAACCTGTTAATAACGTCTCTAAGTTATCCTTTAATGATACTGATTATATTCGTGATACAAATAATAATGATAGTAATATACAAGCACCCAAAACACTTGAACGATTAGAAGAGTTAAGCGAGTATAGAAATAATCAACGAAAATTGGAATTTGAAAATGACGACGATAATATTAAAATTAAAATTTCGGACCAAGACATCAATTTAGACAACTTTGATGTGCAGAATATGGACCTTCTAGAAACAAATTTATTGCCTGATTTATTAATTGATGATATTGAAGTATTAGAATAATTATTTTAATTGCGTAAAATGTAAAATAAGAATATGATTATTCATTTTAAAATGAATAATATTTTTATATTTGCCACAATAATTTCTATTGTTTTTTTTATTTCAAAATTTATTGAAATGAGATTTATAGAAAAAGAAAGCAAACCATTAAAATTATTAATTCGAGATACCTTATTAGTATATTTTTCGGTGATTGTTGGAAACTTTTTAATTGACCAATTAATGCCAGTTATAAATATTAATGATATTATAAATGCTCCTGTTGTTTTTACAGATAATCCAGAATTTTAATTGTAATATTACAGCAACTAAAATTATATTTATATTACAAATAATATATAAATATACTAAATCAAAACTGGTAAAGCATCAATATTGAAAATAACCTCATTATTAGATATTTTCTTTTGACTAATATTAAATGAACTAAATTCATTTCTTTGTAATTGTGCATGTGGGGTATGATTATGAACATGTCTAGCAATCATCTTATATAATTTAAAATCAGGGTATCTTTCCATTCCGTTATTTTTATAAAGTAGATTTATACCCTTATCATCTAAACACCACTCCACAATTAGTTTTACTACAGGTCCACACTTTGTTAAATCCTTAATTTCATAAATATCATCCACTACATAATCAAATATGGAACATGCTAACCGACATAAATCAAAACTATAATTTGGTTCTAATCTAGGTTTCTTTTCATTAAAATATGGTTCAGTATTATATTGGGTTGATGCGTCACCATTACTATTAAAACTATCGCTACAAAATAATTTATTATTAAATTTATAAATACTTCTACCAAAATCTATAATTTTAAATATTTTCCCGAATGTTGGAACCTTATAGTATGTTTTATTATAACAATAATATAAATATTTTATATTTGTTGTATTGTACATAACATTATTTGTATGCAGATCATTATGTGTAAAAGAAAACATTTTTTGATAAGTAATTAAAATCATAATAATCTGCATAAAATATGCTAACCATTCTTCATCCGTTAATTCATTATTTAAAATATAATCGTCAAATGTATTTTCGATTTGTTCCATACAAATAACATGGACTGGAAATTTATATAATGTAGCGTCGATATTTTCTTCTGAATAATTACTACTACTACTACTACTATCATCTGATTCTTCAGTCTCTTGACAATCATCACCTTTATAATTGGTTTGTTCTGTATTATTGTCTACAACATCTATATTTTCATCTTCAATACTATTTTGACTAATTGTGCTAGAAGTATGAGAACTTCTTGAAGAAAATGTAGAGTTTGAGTTTAAAGTGGTTGTATTATCTTTTTCCGTAATTAATTTAGTGTTGGTTATATCACATAAATCTAATGTATATGACTTTACATCTTCTAAATCAATATGCGTTTTTTCAAACAAATCATCAAACAAATCATCATTTATTGATTTTATTGAAAGATTTGATTTTAGACTAACAGAATAGTCAATGGTTATTGGTTCTTTTTTATTTTGTAGTAAGTAATTATCTATATGAAATAATATATTTTGATTTTTATTAAAAAAGTCAGATTCGCACAAGAAGTCGGCTTCATCAGTTACATTTATTTTATAATTATTTTTTATTGATAAAAATGACCCATAATAATCTATACCATGTAAAAAACCCATTGTGTTTTTTAATATACAAGTTAAAAATACAAAAAAACCGTCGACATAAGATGAATTATTTATATCTAAAATTTTTGGATTTACATTTTTAATTGTAGATTGGTAATTCGGTAAATTAAACAAATTCGGGTCTTTTATATCATATTTACCAATTAAATATTTAATTGGGTCTAATACAGGCGCTAATTTAAAAAACACATTAACATCTGTTTTTATTTTATTCGTTTTAATGTTCTTTATAGCACACGAATATAAATAGTCATTTCCAGTTATTTGTTCTTTAACATTTAATAAATACCATGGATGATTTAAACTTACATTTAAATAATTCGTTTCATTCAAAGTAAAAAATCTCGTGTAAATTGGAATATAATTTTGGGGTTTAGAAAGAAATAAACAATCCTTATTTTCTAAAGTTTCTAAAAGTTCTTTATTTTTTATTTTTTGATAATTTATTGTAAACATTATATTAGGTATTTAATATATAAATAATTGTTTTATTTAACTTATAATATAATTAAATTATTCGTATTATATTATAATAAATAAAATAAAATATATATTATGTCATTAGAATTAAAAAAATTTGATATGAAAAACATATCGTTTAAACCAAATGAATCAAAAGGTCCTGTAATAGTTTTAATTGGAAGAAGAGATACAGGTAAAAGTTTTTTAGTAAGAGATTTATTATATTATCATCAAGATATTCCAATAGGAACTGTAATTTCAGGAACAGAAGAAGGTAACGGATTTTATGGTAAAATGGTTCCCAAATTATTTATTCATAATGAATATAACACCGCTATTATTGAAAATATTTTAAAGCGTCAACGCTCAGTTTTAAAACAAATAAAAAAAGAAGTTGAAACATATAAAAAAAGTAATATTGACCCTCGTACATTTGTTATTTTAGATGATTGCTTATATGATAACGCATGGTCACGAGATAAAATGATGCGATTATTATTTCTTAATGGAAGACATTGGAAACTCATGTTAATAATTACAATGCAATATCCGCTAGGGGTTCCTCCTACACTAAGAACAAATATTGATTATGTGTTTATTTTAAGAGAACCTTATATAGCAAACAGAAAACGAATTTATGAAAATTACGCTGGTATGTTTCCGACATTTGAATCATTCTCACAAGTAATGGACCAATGTACTGAAAATTATGAATGTCTTGTTATAAATAATAATGTAAAATCAAACAAATTACAAGATCAGGTGTTTTGGTATAAAGCAGACAGTCATAATGATTTTAAACTTGGTTCAAAAGAATTCTGGGAATTATCAAAAGGAATTACATCTGATGATGAAGATGAAAAATATGACCCTGACAATTCTAAAAAAAGAGGTGCTGGACAAAAAATAAGTGTGAAAAAAACCTCAAAATGGTAGTGTTTTACGGATCATTAAAACCAATACTTATGGGATACTTTATATAACAATAATTTTGCCAGTTTGTATAATGTGGATGATTTGATTCACACCATTCAAATAAATACTTTGAATTTGATGCTTTTATTGGAAATTCTTTCCATAATTTATATTTAAAGTGAAATAATAAATTCATTATTGTCATTTCGTTGGTTTTACATAAAGGATAATCATTCATTGCTTTAATTAATTGTTGTTTATCACATATTTTTAATATTTTAGTATCGTAAATCCAAATACAATTTAAAAAATACTGCGAATTAAATATACTCCCAAAATCTATTTTTATTTTATTTAATAATTCTGAATTGTAATTGCTTAATTGATATTTAAATATTTTGTCTGGATTATTATAAGGTGCCGCATCATTTGGAGCTAGTATTGAGTTTTTATAATCTAATTCTAATAAATAATTTACTGAATCTAATACTCTAAGTCCAGCATCCAAAAAAACGACACGGTCCCATTTTTTAAAATATTCATCGAAAACATGAAATTTTTCCCACTGATTTAATTTATTATTTTCACGACCATCTCCATCTGGAAAACCACCTTTAATTTGATTAAGTAAATATGTTTTATCAATTAAAGGAAAACTCACATCAGTTATATTATATAATTCTTTAATGTCATGATTTAATTGAACATCAATAGTTATTAACACAATTGTTCCTAACCATGTCCCGGTAGTTCTTAAATCTCTTATGGTTCTCATTGCTTTTTCATAATATAAATTATCCGTTAGTGAGACAAAAACTGTGGTATCCATTATGAATAATATAAATCATTTATATTATTATTTGTCCTATTTATCTTATTTTTAGTATTAAAATAATGTCAAATCTGTATCCCAATACATACCATCGCCTTTTTTTACATTATATAAAACTTTAAACAATTTAACTCTTGATAATGGGATATTTACTCTATACTCATCTAAAGCGTGTAGATTCTTAAATATTCTTGAGGTAATAAATTGTTTTCTTGTTTTTTCTTTAAGATAATTTGCGAAATATAAAAAGAAATTTTTAAAGATTTCTTTTCTAAAAATTAATGGCATTTGTTTTTTGTCTTGATAATCTTCTAAATATTCACAACAAATATTAACAGCATTAATATCAGCAAAATTTTCAGACATGCTATTATCAGACATATTTAATGATTGATTATCTCTTTTTGAGAAAAGGAGATATTGCCTTATTATATTTTGTTTAAACTTTAAATACATCTTTTTGTCGTTTTCACACCACCAATCATTTAAATTGCCATTATAATCATATTTAGAACCGGTAAAATCTAATGCGTGTGATAATTCATGCGCAAGGGTAAACCCTATATTTGCTAAATTATATTCTAATGCGCCTTCTTCTAAATCTATAAATGGTTTTTGAATAAATGCCAATGGGACGAATATTTCATTCCGATAATGATTATAACTTGCGTTTACATCAAATACTTGTAAATCAACAAAAACAAAAGGTCTTGATGTCCAATTAACAACTGTTATATGTAATTTCTCCTTAATATCTTTATTAATTACACCCATTAATTCTTTATATTTCCATTCATTAATTCTTAGTAAATTTCCCCAAATATCATTATTTATAAAATTTAAATCTGGGTCAGTAATTGGAATATCGTTATCTTTAATACCTACACTTATTTTTAAATTTTTTAATTTTAATAAAGAATACCGCTTAGTTTTTGTAGACATCCATTTATTATTTTCTATTTTTCTTTTTAATACTGATTTTAAATCTAAAATCATGTTATGGATATAATTAATGGAATACTCATTTTTATATTTTTCAACATATAAATTTGATAACAAATTAGTATAAGGTATTAATGTCAGACGAATCGCATTAACGGCTGTATCATATGGTTTAAATTCTTTATTCACAAATTTTATATTAAAATTATCATAATCGTGTTTAAACTCCTTTGTAAATCTTACAATTTGTGTAATGTATAATATTTTCCAATAATTGCGCCATTTAGGTGTATTCCAATTTTTTAATAATAACTCAGTAACCTTTTTAAAATAATTTGTATTAGTAACTACAAAATAATCAGGAGTGTTTTCAAAACCCAATTCTTTTGAAAATTGTTCAAAATTAAAATCGTAAGTTTCGAATGATTCATTTTTATTAATTTTATTATAAATACTATTTAAATTACTATCAGTTGTATCATAAAAGCATTTAACAATTTCGATTTGTACATCTATATATGATTGAGCATCTAAATTAAATTTGTTATCTGATATTTTATTTATGATTAATGATAAATATTTTTTATATTTATTAAGTATGAATTGATTTTCTTCATTTTTAATAATAAAAATTCCTAAATCAAACTGCAACCGGATTGGTTCTAAATAAATACTATAAATGGATGTGTCCAAATCATCAGGTTTTATTTCAAAAAAAATAGGAGACCCGTTTGATTCTACAATTTTATTTTTACATATAAAAGCTAACAATTTCCATACATTATTTTTTATAGTGGTGCTAAGTAAATTATCTATTATATTAACACATTCCGTCATATAACTCATAGACTTTTGTAATGGTGTATATGTGATAGCAGAATCAAAAAATTCTTTCATATTTATAACTTCCTTTGAGGTAGAGTTCGATTTACTAATTTCATTAAAAATGTCAATTATCTCATAAAATACTTGATTTTGAGTTAAAGTAAATGAATCGACTTTAGAAATATATTTTTCGTGAGATGTTAGTTTAACATTTGAAATCCATGAATCATTCACAAAATTATAAAAGTTATCACACGGTTTAATAATAACAGGTGATTTTAAATATTTGAAGAAGTTTAAATCATACTCATAATTTAGTTTATTTAATTTAATTAATTCTTTAATTGTTTTATTATTTTCGAAACTGTTATAAATTAATAAATTACTACCACAAATTACTTGTTTTTCATAATCTGTTAAATTTTTGCGTGTTGCGTTTTTTTTAATATATATACGGCGTTTGATTGATGACATTTAATATATTAAAATATATTTTTTTATAAAATGTCTTTTATTTTGTAATACATGTAATCAGTTTGTTTTATACCATAAATTTCTTGAAAATATTTCAATCTTGATAAAGCACAATTTATTGCGTATTCATTAATGATAATTGATACACTTATATATTTATCAAGAAACCCCATATTAATTATTTGTTGTTTAAATAAATAAGTTATAAATATATAAAACTCGATATTTTTTTGTTTAATTATAATATATCGTAAGTTTTGTTTTCGATGGAAATCATTTAAATATGATTGACAAATAGAGATTCCATTAATCATTGATATAATCTCATCAATTATATGTGTGGTATCTACTTTTATATTATCACGCCTTGCCATTAATTCATATTGCTTTTGAATATTTTCACTAAAATCTTCATATATTTTATAATCATTTTTATCCCACCATACATTTGAATTACCGTTGTAATCATATTTTGACCCGCTATACCCGATTGAATCATACATTTTTTGAGCTATTAAAAATCCCAAATTTGCTATATTATATTCTATTCCACGTCCGTCTAAATCAAAATATGGTTGTTGAATACAACATAAAGGCACATATAATGTATTTATTACTTGTGAAAATGTAACAAATGGTTGAAATACCTGTTCACCTCCAATAAATTCGTAAGGGTCACTTGTCCAATCTACAACTGGCATATTTATTAGATTTGTATTATTCATCATTAATTCGGTGTTATGCTTAAATTTATAATATTCGTTAAAGTTTGACCATATGTCATTATCTGAAAAATTTATATCGTAATCTTCTGATAATGTTAAAGGAATTCCTACTATTATTTTTAAATGTTTAATGCATAGTAACGCATTTTTTTTAGCATTTTCACTATGTAATGTACTACCAAGAATTCTATTATTAAATACAACTTTTAAATCATTCGTCATATTTGTTATTATCTGTTTAGCATCTGTATTTGCGTATTTGTCTATATATAATTCGGTAAATAATTTATTAAATGGAATTAATGTATAAAGGATTGCTCTTATTTCTGGGTCTTTTCCCCTTTTAATTCCTCTATTAAAAGTTAATTCAAAATCACGCTCTATTTTCCGCGATTCTATATTATATTTTGACATTGATTTAAAAATTATATAATACCAAAACCCCTTCCAATTTTCGGATTTCCAATCATTCATCATTAAATCACATACATTTTTTAAATAATTTAAATCTGGTGTAATAAAGAAATTAGGAATATTATCATCCATATATCCAAGCTGTTTAAAAAATTCATTGTAATTAAAATTATATTTTTCTATTGCTTCTGATGGAAAAACTTTATTATAATTATTAACATCATTAACTAATGTTGTTCTCGTATGATAACACATGAATATTTGCTTTAAAATATCAAATATACCTTCAATATTAATATTATGTTCATTACCTAAAAAAAACACAAATAATTTATTACAATATTCAATAAATTTTTGTTTATATATTAATTTAATCTCATTATTTGTATTATCATCCATATAAACTATTTTATTTTTTTCAAAAATAAGAGGATCTATATAAACGGAATATACAGTTGTATTCATTCCGTTAGGTTTATTATTATAATATAAAGGACACCCTTGTGATGCTATAATTTTATTTTTATTTAACATTGCTAACAACTTCCATAAATTATTATTAATAGTATCCTTTCTTAATTTATTAATTTCACTCAATATATTCTGACTATGCGCTTTTATCGAGTCATTCGAATTTAACTTTTTAGCAGAATTAAAAAAATTCATTAACCGTTTCTTAGTACTTTTTAATTGTTGTGTGTTGTTTTTTATAAAATCATAATAAATAATTAAAACCTGGGAATATATTACATATTCATGAGTAGTCTCGTAATTTATATTAACGTTGACATTTAAGCCAGTGTTTTTATAATTTTTTATCCAATAATCATTGACATAATTATAAAAATTATTTTTGATTAACTCTGTTTTTTTATGTGAGTTTTGTTCAGAAATAAATTGTATTAATTTATTACTGTCATATTTTTTCGAATAAATATGTTCAAAACTTGTATATCCTAATGTATTAGTTTGACATAATAATTCTTTTTCTGAAGTCGTTAAATAGGAATATTTAGATGTTTTATTTTTATTATTTATTATTTTGTTTTTCTTTGTTTTAGTATTCATTATATATTAAAACAAAGATTTTATAATTTATACAAAAGGGTTATTTGTTAATGTTTTCTGGCCATAATCATTTTTACCTGTAATAATATTATCCCCTTCAAATAATTCATTTTGTATATCCGTGGTTAAAATCACATCTTGTTCCTTAAGTTTATTTTCTTGTGTGTTACTATTATCAATACCAATTAAGTTTCCATTATCATCTATAGTTTGAGTTAATTTATTCCCAGACTTTTCAGCATTTTTTATATTTTCTTCAATTGCCTTTTGTTTTGTATCCTTCATTCGTTGTTCAAATGTATTTTTTGCGCTAATTTCATTTTTAGTTTTTTCATGCATCAGCTGATTTAATTCTTCTTCCATATATTCAACACGACCTGTTTTATATGCCTCAGGGTCCCATGGCATCCATAATCCAACCGGGCCTACAAATACATCATGGTTTGGGTCGATTTCCCTTAACATTTTACATCTTAATTCGGCTTCTTCAATTGATGGATATACACCACGAACCTTTATTCCTCTTGTGCTTGTTTGAAAGTTATGTTTCACACCAAAAGTTTTGACTAGTTCTTCTTCGTTATTATCTAGAAAAGTTTTATAATCATCTTCAATTCTATAAACTAACAGATTAGCCCTCTCTTCATTAACGAACTCTTTAAAATCGTTTGTTAAATCATCAAATGTAAGTTTATATTTAAAAGATACAAAGTTAAGAAATTGAATAAATTTTTCCATGGATTTATTAAAATCCCACTTCTTTAGGAATTCTTCGAAAAAAAACATATCCTTTTGTTTAAGGATTTTATCTGGAGAAATAAATGATACACACACAAATTTTTGACACGCGATTGGTTTATCTTCATCTAATATATCTACATATTTAGGATTTTTGTTTCCACCCTTAAGTTTTCTTTCAAAAGAGGATGTTTTAGCATTTTTTTCTTTATGAGACATTTTATTAATTAATTAATTATTTACTATTTAAGTTTTTTATTAATTAATATATATTTTTTTCTTGTTAATTAATATAATGAACGGTTTAGTTAATATTAACGAATTAATTAAAAGAATTATTAAGTATTTAGTTCAAGGTTTTATGATTGCTATTGTCGCATATGCTATCCCTAAGCGTTCATTAGATGTCCAAGAGATTGGATTACTTGCTTTAACCTCCGCAGCAACATTTTCTATTTTAGACACTTTTCTTCCTTCCATATCATCTGCCGCTCATACAGGGGCAGGATTTGGGATTGGTGCAAATTTAGTTAACTTCCCAGGTGGTGGAATTCGGTTGTAAACTAAATATTTTACAAGTTATATAATAATGTATATTACATCATTATATAAATTAAATGGTTGGTATAAATTCCCAATCTAATTCTTTACATATTTGTTTCCAAATCGTATCTTGTTCTACTCGTTTTTCTTTATCCTTCAACATAGGATAGTATTGTAAATATTGAGTTTCATTAAGAAGTTCGCATAATTTATATGCGGTATAATAATAATTTAAAAAATTTACTCTATCACTAGGACAATATTTAGAGTATGGAGATTGAAGCTCTATAAACAAATTACATAAGGTATCCTCTAATTCAGGAGACATGATTGGAGGTTTAATTCCTAATTTATTTTTTATAAATGGTATATGTTCGTAAAATTTATTATATCCTAACTTTTTTAAGATTTCTTTAGTTTTATTATTATTAATTTGAGATATATCAATTCTTTCCTTTTTAATTTGTGATTTTATATTTTCAATTATTTCTTGTGAAATTTGAGTTGTTTCTTTTCCCTGAAATTGTGCCAATATTTCCTTAAAATGATTAATTCTTTTGTAAGCATAAAAACATACCTCTTTTGGAGGCTCTTTATATGATGGTTTTTCATTTTCAATTAGATAAGGAATATTTCTTGAACAAGAATTACAAATTAAAATTCCTTCATCTTCCATAGGAATTAATTCACCCTTATAACAATATTTACATATATCTGTTTGACATATAAATGAATTAATATCTAAAAAACTATCATCTAAGCTTCTCAAATATTTATTTACAATATTGGTATCATTACAATTATTTGTTTCCATTTTACTTGTATCATCAGTATTTTTGATTTTAAAAAAATCATCCAATAATTTATTTTTAGTAGGTGTCTTTGTATTTTGTTGAATTTCAGAAATGTTTTTTTTACTTTCAAAATAATCAAATATATATTTAGAATTGTTTAAATAATATTCTTTTTTTTTATTTTTAAGTTCTTTAATTGTTTGATTAATTTCAATTATCTTATCTTTAATATCCAGTTGTTGCTCTATACTTTCAACTTTTTTTAAATTATTTAATAATTCAATCTTTTCATTTTTTAATGTAGGTATTTTATCATTTGCGTCTTTAGAAAATTCATTTATTAATTCTTTGTGTTTACCATCTAATGTTATAGAATTCTTATTATTAAATTTTAGTTTTTTTGTTGTTTTTGGTTTAAAACTTGGCATTATGTTAATTATATATTTTTGTTTAAATTTTATTTAGATGAATATATTTTAACAAGTTTAAACAATTTTTATGTTTTCTTTATTTTTATATAATGGAATTTAATATTAATTTCGAAAATAATATTAAAATTGATAAAATAAAAATGCATAAAATAACCCTCTTGTATAATGCTCTAGAAAACGGTTGGACCATACACAAAAAAAACGATTCTTATGTATTTTCTAAAAATCATGAAGGTAAAAAAGAAACCTTCCTCGATTCTTATTTAATAGATTTTATAAAATCTAATATGAATTTAAAATAAGTGTTTTAATGCTACATATATCGTGTAAAAGTATATTTATATTATATTAATCATTTTATTATTTAATATAATTAATTTAATTAAATTTTATTTTGAGTTTTTTTTTCTTTAGCAATATTATAAAATGGGTGGTGGATTAATGCAATTAGTCGCTTATGGCGCACAAGACGTATACCTTACTGGCAATCCTCAGATTACTTTTTGGAAAGTAACATATAGACGATATACCAACTTCGCAATTGAATCAATTGAACAAACATTTAACGGACAGGCAGACTTTGGTCGAAGAGTTCAATGTGTTATCAGTAGAAATGGTGATCTTGCTTACCGCACCTATCTTCAGGTAACTCTTCCAGAAATTAATCAACGCATGGGAAATAGTAATGTTTACAATGCGGTTAATAATCATGTTTATGCTCGTTGGTTAGATTTTCCAGGAGAGCAACTTATCGCACAGGTTGAAGTTGAAATTGGAGGTCAACGCATTGACCGACAATATGGAGACTGGATGCATATTTGGAACCAGCTTACCATGACTTCTGAACAACAAAGAGGATATTTTAAAATGATTGGTAATACTACTCAACTTACATTTATTACTGATCCATCATTTTCTGCTGTTGATGGACCTTGTAGTTCAAATGCCCCTCGTCAAGTGTGTGCTCCCCGTAACGCACTTCCAGAAACAACTCTATATGTCCCACTTCAATTTTGGTTTTGTTCTAACCCAGGACTTGCTCTACCTTTAATTGCTCTTCAATACCATGAAGTTAAAATTAATCTTGATATTCGTCCTATTGATGAATGTTTATGGGCAGTTACTACCTTAAGTTGTAATACTGGTTATGGAAGCGGATCATCTACACAGCAAGCAGCTGGTACTTCTGTTCCAGCAACTATCGCATATAATCAATCCCTTGTTGCTGCTTCTCTTTATGTTGATTATGTCTTTTTAGATACTGATGAACGCAGAAGAATGGCACAAAATCCTCATGAATATCTTATTACACAGCTTCAATTCACCGGTGATGAATCCGTTGGTAGTTCATCCAACAAAATCAAACTCAACTTTAATCACCCTGTAAAGGAACTAGTTTGGGTTGTTCAACCAGATCAGAATGTTGATTATTGCTCATCTTTAACTTGTGACGCAACACTTTTTAAAGTTCTTGGTGCTCAGCCATTTAATTATACTGATGCGGTTGATGCCCTTCCAAACGCAATTCACGCATTCGGAGGACCTTCATCCGTCGCTGCTACCAGTACATCATTTATTGACCAAAACGGATTATTCAATGACGCAGGAGCCATTGATAATCTACCTAATTATTCCGGTTATTGGCATGGGTATAGTGACCCTTATACTCAACCAAACATGGATTCAATTGGATATGGTGTTGAATCAGGTGTTTCTGATGCTGGAACTTTCGTCCTTACCGAAACATCCATCGACATGCATTGTTGGGGACAAAATCCAGTTGTTACCGCTAAATTACAACTTAACGGACAGGACCGCTTTTCAGAACGAGAAGGAACTTACTTCTCATTGGTACAACCTTATCAGGCACATACTCGTAATCCTGATGAAGGTATTAATGTATACTCATTTGCTCTTAGACCAGAGGAACATCAACCAAGTGGCACTTGCAACTTCTCCAGAATTGATAACGCCACACTTCAATTGGTGCTCTCAAATGCTACAGTAGAAGGAACAAATACCGCAAAGGTAAGAGTTTACGCTACCAATTACAATGTGTTGAGAATTATGAGTGGCATGGGAGGCCTTAACCTAGCACAATATTTGTTGCTAATCAGGGCCAAACAGTTGGCTGCCGTATTAGATATTTGCTTACTAATATGGATAAACAGTGTAAAGCAAATATGCGATTTGTATAATTTCGCATTATATAACCAGCTAGTCTCTTATTGACTGTTAAGTCAAACGGAGGCAACATTTCTAAATTGCGGGAAACTCCTTAGAGCTTTTTCTACTACTTTGTCATATGAAAATATTTCAAATACTCGGGGTAATGACCTAGAGCATAGTAA